CCGCGCCGATGAAACGCTAGCGCTACGCGCCCGCATCGCGGAACTTGAAGCCGCGCTGCTACGAATTGGTCAACCGGGGAAGAAGGTCATTTACTGCCGCGATGGACATGAGGAAGCCGTGTTACTGGCCCGCGCCGCTTATAGGGGAGAGAAGGGATGAGTGATAGTAACCGACTTACCGACTTGGTGGAATTGCTTCGCAGCGACATGGCTGGTGCGGACACATGCGATGAAGCCGCCGACGCGATTGAGGAATTGATGGCGCTTCTAAAAGAATGTGCGGACGATTTGGAGGAGGAATTGGACAACCGCTACGGCAATGTCCATCCCGCCATGCAGAAGCGATACGACATGGACATGGCACCTGTCCGCGCCGCCCGCGCCGCTTATCTGGGAGAGAAGGAATGAGTGACGAGCCTACTATAAGGATACGCGACGGGTCATTGGTGACGCGGGAAGAATATGACAAGAGTGAACAGTATGTCCAAGAGGTCCAGAAGGCGAAGGCCAACCGTCAAGTAAAGCCTGACAGTTCGCTGGACATGACAGAACTGTCCTCACGCCTGCGTCTTCTTCAAAGATACCACGGCGACAATGACGCCGGAGAAGCCGCCGACGCATTAGAGGCGCAGGCGAGACGGATTGCGGAGTTGGAATATGACGCAACGTATCACGAAAGTAATGATGAGGTAATGATGCGGGATATTGAATATTACCGCGCCCGCATCGCGGAGTTGAATGAAAGGCTGTTCGACTATGAAACCAAATTCTTGAACCTGCGGTCAGCAATGAAGCCATTTGTGAGCTACCCAAAAGACCCAGTAAATGTTGCTGAGTATATAACAGTCTTTGTAAAAGAAGCCGACCTCCGCGCCGCCCGCGCCGCTTTGGAGAAGAAGAATGACTGAGCGATACGAATTGGTTGAAACCAAATACGACGGCGAACGCGAAGTTCATATCTCAAATGTCAGTTGGGTTATGGCTAATGCATTGAAGGATATTTTAGAGGATAAGTGCGCTGGTCGCTTAACCATTGAAGAAATTACTAACGCCGCCCGCGCCGCTTATCTGGGAGAGAAGGGATGACTGACGATTATGTTCACCCGCTTTCCATCAACGGCCAGCTAATGAAAAAGGACGCCCGCATCGCGGAACTTGAAGCGGCGCTGCGTGAAGCCTACGAGGTCTATGCCGGTTCCGATGGGTTCATTCCTGAAACGGCGGCGGAAGGCTATCAGCAGCAGCTTATCAAGCAGATGGTGGACATAATTGGCGCCGCACTGGGAGAGAAATAATGATCTGGGACGATGACAAGTTCATCGCCTTCGACTTCGAAACGTCGGGGGCGTTACACGAATACGCCCTTCAACCATGGCGTGTTCAGCAGGAAAGAGCGTGGGCCACCAGCCTCGCCGTGGTGCAGAAACAGGGCAAGCAGATCGTTCCGATCGCCGGCGGCCTGAACCCCACGGCAGACATGATGCAGGAGTTCTTGGAGTCGGCGATCTATAATGACCAGACCATCGTGGGCTGGAACACGGTGTTCGATATCGGCTGGCTTGTGGCGTACGGACTGGAGGATTTGGTGATGCGGGCCAAGTGGCTCGACGGCATGTTGCTGTGGCGGCACCTGACCATCGAGCCGGAGTACGAGACGGATCGATCAAAGAAGAAGTCCTATAGCCTCAAGACGGCCGTTGCCGAGTACATGCCGCGGTATGCCGGGTATGAGGAAGGCGTGGACTTTCACGACGAATCTCCCGAGGCGCGGGCCAAGCTGCACAAATATAACGTACGGGATACGATCTTCACGCTGATTCTGGCCAAGCAGTTCTATCATCTACTATGCCCCTCTCAGCTGCGTGCGGCGCTGATCGAAGCAGAAAGTCTGCCGGTCGTGGCGCTGGCGAACGTCCGGGGCATGGTCGTGGACACGCTGGCGACGAGGGAACTGGCGGCCAACCTGACGATGGTGGGGGCTAATAAGCTCGAATTACTCGCACCTCATGGGGTGACCGAGCAGGTGATCCGCTCACCCACAAAGCTGGCGGTTTTGCTGTTTGATGAGTGGGGACTGCCAGTCCAGAAAGAAAATACGGGCAAGAAAACCGGCAAGGTAAGCCGGGCAACCGACAAGGAAACGCTACATGAATTGTCGTTCATCGACGAGCGCGCAAAGGAACTTCGGGCTTATCGCGAAGCGCTCAACAATCGAACCAAGTTCGCAGAAGCGCCATTGGCGTCCGTGGATTATAACCAAGACGGCCGCACCCACCCTCAAGCGATCGTATTCGGCACCTACTCCGGGCGGCTCACTTACGCGTCCAAGCAGGGTCGAAATAAAGATGAAAGGCAAACCGGTTTTGCGATTCATCAGGAGAAACGTGGCGCAGAATTTCGTGGGATCATCACCCCTCCGCCGGGATACACACTCATGGAGTTTGATGCGAGCGGTCAAGAATTTCGTTGGATGGCCATAGCCTCCGGCGATCCAGTCATGCTGAATCTGTGTGGGCCGGGCGAGGACGCGCATTCGTACATGGGCGCCGCGATCGCCAACATCACATACGAGAAGATGTTACAGGATATTAAAGATAAGCACCCCAAGGCGAAAGATCGTAGACAGCTAGGTAAAGTTGCGAATCTCAGCTTGCAATATCGAACGTCTGCTCCTAAACTTCGAACAGTTGCTCGTGTGCAGTACGGGCTGCCGATGAATATAGACGAAGCCAATCTGATCCGCAGGACGTATTTGACGGCCTACGCGAAAGTGCCGCTGTACTGGGAACGCCAGATCAGCCTCACCAAAAAGACAGGCTACGTCGAAACATTCGCCGGTCGCCGGGTGCAGGTCACCGGGGATTGGAAAGAACGTGGCTGGTCAATGGGGTCCACCTCGATCAACTACAGGATTCAGGGCACCGGCGCCGATCAGAAATATCTGGCGCTTCAGGTCTTGAAGCCATTGCTGATTGAGCTGGGCGCGTACTTCGCGTGGGACTTGCACGACGGCATCTATCTTTATGTGCCGGATGTCAACGTCAAACGGGCAGCGCGTGCCGTCAAAGACCAGCTGGACAATCTGCCGTACCAGCAAGCGTGGGATTTTACCCCGCCGATACCGTTGCCGTGGGACTGCAAAGCTGGTCCGTCGTGGGGTCAATTAGAGGATTGGAAATATGACTGAACTGTACTTCAAAAACGTCAAGACCGACCGTCGATACAAGGTCATGCGGATCGACAAGGAGAAAGGTGAAATCACCCTAAAAGGAGAGTATTCTGAGTTTACCGAGCCATACGACAAGGAGCGATTTAAGCGACTTGGGTATGTACTTGAGAAGGTTGAATCAGAGGACGACGACGATGCCTAGCTCCCCCGGATACGTGCGTGATTATAAACAAGAAGCCAAGACCGCCAAGGATCGCGGCGAACAGGGAACAGGTTCTGAATCGGGTAGCGCCAAGCGCCACAAGCTGCGCCGTAAAGCGTTGAAGCTGGGCATGGTTAAGTCCGGTCAAGACCTCGACCACAAGAAGCCGCTGTCCAAAGGTGGATCGAACACAATCAAGAATGCGCGTGCTGTCAGTCCGAGTGAAAACCGTTCGTTCAAACGCAACAAAGATGGGAGTATGAAATGACCGATGACATGTCTGATCGTGAGTTCGCTAAGAAACTGGCGGAGGTTGTAGCGAAGCATTCAGCTGAAGCCGATGAACTTGCCGCTAAGATCGGTGAGTTGTGTTCTGGTCGGCCGAATCTCGCAGTACTGTTGGCACTCACAGCTTCTCGCCGCTATCTAGAGTTACAAGCCGATAAGCCGGAATACATCAGCATGTTCTTTGATGCGATGCACCAATATCTCACGATCTCCGACGAACCGCAGCACGGAGTACACTAATGACTACGCATGTAATGGTTGACCTTGAAACAATGGGAACCGGAAATGAAGCTGCGATTGTATCTATTGGTGCTGTTAAGTTCGACCCTATGGGCAGTGGCATCGATGACGCTTTTTATGTTGGCGTTTCCCTCGATAGCGCTGTCGCATTCGGACTTAAAATCGATCCCGGCACCGTCCTCTGGTGGATGGATAAGGAGCGCGACACCGCAAGAAAAGCGCTGCTTGCCAGCGACTTTGTTGATCTGCCCACCGCCCTTGAAGGCTTGGCCATGTGGATCGGAGACGGCCCGGTACCAGTGTGGGGCAATGGAGCCACGTTCGACAATGTGATTCTGCGCAACGCCTACAACAAGGTCGGCCTCGATTGCCCGTGGGCGTTTTATAATGATCGCTGTTATCGCACGCTCAAGAATCTGGCGCCGAATATCGACCGCCCAGAACTTGGTACCCTGCACCAAGCGTTGAACGACGCAACCGTTCAGGCACAGCACATGCAGCAGATCGTTAAATTTTTGGGGTTGAAGCTATGATCTATGATGAAGAACCGATTCACGCGTTTGATCCGCAAAGCAGCATAACTGCATATGAGTTGGCGCAGTTAATGGCAATCATGGAGATGGGTGTCGGCGAATCGCTGCTCAAGACCATGCCGAAAGAACTGCAACGCCATTTCAAAGGCCCGCATCGTGAAGCCTAAAGCATGGTCATTCTCGGCGCTGGACACGTTCAAGACGTGTCCTCGCCAATACGAGGCGAAGTATGTCAGCAAGTCTGTACAGGAGGAAAAGTCCGAGCAGATGCTGTGGGGTGAGCGTGTGCATAAAGCGTTCGAGTTGCGTCAGCTGGACGGCACACCGCTACCCGCAGGACTAGAACAACATGAAGATTATATGCAGAAGCTGGAGGCGCTTCCGGGCATACATAATGTGGAACAGAAGATCGCTCTTAATCTCAAGCGCGAGCCCTGTAACTTCTTCGCACCAGATGTCTGGTTTCGCGGAATCATCGACTACATCAAAGTAAGTAATGATTCCGGCGCGTACGTTGTCGACTACAAAACTGGTAAACCTCACCAGAAGATGGACCAGTTATCTTTGTTCGCACTTCATACGTTCGCATTATATCCTGACACCGATCTCGTGCATGTCCGCTTTTACTGGACCAAGACGGCAAGCGAGACGCGGTGGGTGTATCGCCGTGAGGACATCCCGTCGATGTGGGCCAAGTTCATTCCGGACTTGAGGCAATACGCGCAAGCGTTCAAGACTGATACGTGGCAGCCACGCCAGTCCGGGCTTTGCAAACAGTGGTGCCCTGTGCTAGATTGCGAGTTCAATGGCAAAGCAAACAGCAGATACCATCGATAAGACTAATCCAGCGTACCGTCACGGGCACGCCGGCAAAAACAAGTTCTCGCCCGAGTATCATTCTTGGGCGGGAATGTGGACGCGATGCACAAATCCAAACCGATCGACATGGAGGCATTACGGAGGCAGAGGTATTAAAGTCTGTCGGCGCTGGAAAAAGTTTGAGAACTTTTTGTCTGATATGGGTCCGCGACCTGCCGGGACCACATTGGACCGCATTAATGTAAATGGTAATTATACCCCGTCCAACTGTCGATGGGCAAATGTCCGTACACAAGCACGCAACTCGGTGCAAGTCGTGTGGGTATCAATCGCAGGGGTTAGGCGGCGGCTAGTAGAGTGGTGTGAAATAAAGAAAATAAGTATCAATACCGTGCGATGTCGCGTTAAAAAATATGGGTGGACATATCCGGAAGCAATTCTCACGCCTGTGCAACGCAAGCCGTTCACTCGTGTGTGAGTTCTGGAAACCGAGGAGGAACTAAATTGAAAAATGAAAAAGACGTCAAGAAGGAAGTCAAAAAACTTCTGGACAAACACGGCTGGTTCTGGTGGATGCCGCCAGCCAACGGCTTCGGCAAGATTGGCGTTGCTGATTTTAACGCTATCCGTGGCGGGGTGTTCTTGGCAATTGAAACCAAGTTCGGCGCCAACGTGCCGACCGTCCACCAGCGGGCGTTCTTGTCCTCCATCATCGCAGAAGATGCCTTCGGGTTCGTGGTCAATGAGAAACGACTTGACTGGCTGACCATTTGGATGGATGCTTTTGACCGCTCGTCCAAGGCGATCTCGGAAGGTAAACAACCGAACGCCGAGGATGGCGCTGCAATGTTAAATGCAATTCGTGAAATGACCCATGAACTCGGATGACGAACTGGACAAGGTTCTTGCGATTCTGCGTGAGCGTTATCAGGAAAGCAGACGTTTTACCTGTGACTTTTGCGGGGATGAGAAAAACCAGTCTTTGTTTGTCAACCACGATTATGACTCTGTGATCTGTTGGGATTGTGTGAACAAGATGCACGCGCAACTTGCGAATCTGGAATGGGTGAACAACGTGAACTGGGATAAATTGTCGAGGCATTAACATGATGATCCATCAAGCAAGTAAGAGCGTGCTTCTGCACGTTCCTGATCCATTTGCAATTCGTGACATGATCCCTAAGAGCAAGACGATCAATCACGACGAATACAATGTCGCAATACAGCACACGATCGACAGCGCAAAACTGCTCAAGAATATTGGCATCGACGTACCATCGCCGATTCTAACTAGTTACAACTGGCCCGGAAAATACAAGCCGTTCGCACATCAAAAGGTGATGGCTGAATTTCTGACCATGAATCGACGCGCGTTCAACTTGTCTGAGATGGGCGTCGGTAAGTCCGCGGCTGCGCTGTGGGCTGCCGATTGCCTCATGCAACAGGGCAAGATTCAGAAAGCCCTGATTCTATCGCCACTGTCCACGCTGGAACGCGTGTGGAAAAACGACATCTTCGATGTGCTGATGCACCGCAAGGCCGTGGTCGTTCATGGCTCACGCACTCAGCGCATGGAAGCGCTTAACCGGGATGTGGACTTCTATATTCTGAACCACGACGGTCTGGGGATTCAGGAGATTGCCGACCATATCCGGCGCCGCCCGGACATCAATCTGGTGGTCGTGGATGAGGCATCCATGTTCCGCAACCATGACACCAAAAAGTATAAGAGCTTGCGCGCGATGCTGCGCGATGACATGCGCCTGTGGTTGCTGACGGGCACACCATGCCCGAACGCGCCGACCGACGCGTGGGCGCTGACAAGACTCATCTCACCGAGTCGGGTGCCGCAGTACTTTGGCGCCTTCAAGCGCATGACGATGGCGCAGGTGACGCAGTTCAAGTGGATGCCGCGCCCTGATTCGTTCGCCACAGCATTCGAGGCCATGCAGCCAGCCGTCCGGTTCAAGAAGGCCGACTGTCTCGATCTGCCCCCGGTCATAACTGAGGACTGGACGATCGAGCTGACGCCTGACCAGAAGTCGGCGTTCAAGGCCATGCAGACGTTGATGCAGGCCGAGGCCAAGGAGCACCAGATCACGGCAGTCAATGCGGCCGACAAGATCAACAAGCTGCGCCAGATTCTGTGCGGCGCCATCAAAGACCCCGAGACGGAGGAGTATGTCGATCTGCCGCACGGGCCACGTGTCCGCACACTGCTGGAGGCGATTCAAGGCGCCAGCGGCAAGGTGCTGGTGATTGTACCCTTTAAGGGTATTATCAACTCGCTGGCCAAAGAACTGGAACCGCATTACAGCTGCGCCGTCATCAACGGCGATGTCAGCCCGAAGGCGCGCGACCGAATCATTCTGGACTTCAAAACCCAGACTGACCCGCATGTGCTGTTGTGCCACCCCAAGGTCATGGCTCACGGCCTGAATCTGACCGAAGCGGATACGCTGATTTTTTACGCGCCGATTTATTCGAACGACGAATATCAGCAGGTTATAGAAAGGTTTAACCGTACAGGTCAGACTCGTAAGATGACTATTGTAAGATTAGGAGGACATGCTATAGAATGGCAAATCTATAAGATGGTTGACAACAAGAAGGCTACGCAAGATAACATCCTGAACTTATATAAAGCTGTGACCGAATAACTCTTAAAGGACTCTGAAATGACCGACATGAATAAGCTGACGAAAGTCTATATAAAAATCCGCGATGCCCGTTCAAAGCTGAAAAAAGATTGGGAACAGCAGGACGCCGCATTAAAAGAAAAGTTGGAGCGCCTTGAAGGCGAGATGCTCCGCTTCCTGAACGACACCCAGCAGAACTCGTCAAAGACGGATTCGGGCATCGTCTACCGCCAAGAAGAAATCACACCCACCGGCGCCGACTGGAACGCGTTTTATCAGTGGGTCAAAGATCATGACGCATTCGACGCGCTGGAGCGCCGGATCAAGAAAACATTTGTCAAGGAATATATGGATGCGAACGGCGGCGGCATACCCCCCGGCGTGTCTGTGTATCGCGAGTACGTCGTTCGCGTTCGTCGCGCTTAAACTGGAGAAGATAAATGAGCAACGCATTAGCATTATTTGACAACGCCCCGAAGGTGCCAGCCGAGGTCGATCAGTATTTCGGCGCCGGCAACATCAAAGAACGCCAGACAGTACCGTCCGTCACATACGGCGGCAAACGCTGGACGCTCAATGTCAACGGTGAGAAGATTCCGCTGGTCAAGCGCGACGAGGACGGTGAGGAAGTTAATGTCCCGATCCTGCGCGTCGTGGTCCTCGACTACGCCGAGCGCATGGGCCGCACTTATTATCCGGGCGAGTACGATCCGGAGAAGCCGGGTCAGCCGGAGTGCTGGTCGGATGACGGCCGCAAGCCCCACCCGTCTGTGCCGGAACCCAAGTGCGGCACCTGTGAAGCCTGCCCGCTGTCGGCCAAGGGTTCGAAGATTTCAGCACAGGGTAAGGCTGTGTCGGCTTGTGGCCAGCACCGTATGGTTGTTGTCGTACCGGCCAACAATCTGGGCAACTTCCCGCCCCTGCGCCTGAAGCTGGCGGTAACGTCGAACTACGACAAGAAGTCTCCTGAACTGGAGGCGGCTGGCTGGTTCGCGTTCCAGCAGTATACCGACCTGCTGCGCGCCCGTGGTGTCAAACACTCCGGCCGTCTCGTGACCAAGATGAAGTTCGACCCGAACGTGGATTACGCGAAGGTTATTTTCTCGCCGGATCGCTGGCTCGAAACCAGTGAGCTGTCCATCGTTGGTCCGATGTCGCAGCAGCCGGAGGTCAAGCAGCTTCTGTCGGGTACGTGGACGCCCAACGGCGCCGATGGCACCAAGATCGAGGCGCCTAAGAAGGCTGCTCCGGTCGCCGTCGATGACGACGAGGACGATGCTGTGGTGATCCCGCCCGCGAAGATGACTGTAGCCAAGGCCAAGCCGGCGCCGGTCATTGACGATGAGGACGAGGACGATGTCCCGGCGCCGAAGCCCGTTGCCAAGAAGGCCGCACCCAAAGTTAAGGCCAAGGCTCCGGTCGAGGACGACGATGACGATGTGGTGGTGCCGATCAAGAAAGCCGCCAAGCCGGCGCCTGTCGCCAGCGAGGATGACCTGACCGATCTGCTGGGTGAATGGGGCGAGGATTGATACGCCCTGATACGCACTGATACGCACTGATGTAATGCCCGGTATTTGCCGGGCATTACTGTCTTAAAGGGAGAAAAAAATGTTTTCGCACGACAAATACCAAGCCTTAGTGGAGTCGACAATTAAGAACATCTACCAGTTGAGTAAGTTGAAAGGCGGCGAGTACGCCGGTGATGTTGACAGGCTTGCCAACTTCCGCCGGAACGGCCAGAATCTTGGTCTGCCTATGGAGGTTGTTTGGGCGGTCTACGCGGCAAAACATTGGGACGCCGTGATTCAATACATTAACGATCTGAATGCCGGTAAATCGCGCGAGCGATTGGAGCCGCTCTCTGGTCGTCTCGACGACATCATCGTTTACTGCATTTTGTTCAAAGCAATGTTGCAAGAACGCGGCGAAAAATAAATCAGGATACAGACCATGACACCAACGGAATTTCTTCAGTCTGTGTGGCCGACTGACGGCTTGTATTGCATCGCGACGCCGGTGAACAAGGGCTACGCCCACAGTGTATTCCATACGATTGACGAAGCCGTGGCGCATGTCGAAAAGATTAAGGACGCAAGGGATGTTTTCTTTTGCGTCCATTCGCTTAAAGAAGAAAAAGTCTGGAATCCAAACAAAGGTGAGCAAGGTGGTTGGTCACATCGCCTGCAAACGAATATGCAGGAAGCTAGATGTTTCTTTTTCGATCTCGACGTCGGTGAAGGAGATAACAAGTACGCGACACAGGCCGACGCAATCATTGGACTTAAAGAGTTTATCGCCGACACACACCTGCCATACCCGCTGGTCGCTTCGTCTGGTGGCGGCCTCCATGTGTACTGGTTATTAGACACCTCAATCCTTTCGGACGAATGGCGCACATATGCTGCGCGACTCAAAGCACTGGCGCAGCACCACGGACTAAAGGCTGACCCAGCGCGTACCACTGATACCTCCAGCGTGTTGCGTGTAGCTGGTACATTCAACCACAAGCGTGGTGAGAAGCGTCTGGTCAAGGTGCTGCGTCCCGGTCGCCCAACGGAACTGGGCACGTTTCTGAAGCGGCTGAACGATGCTGTAATTCGTGCAGGCGTGAACCCGGAGATGTATCTTTCAAAAAAGCCCGTAAGCGCCGACGTAGACGACTACTTTGGCGCGAGCAATATCGATCGGCAAACCGAATTCGACCCGATCAGCTTCAAGGATGCCGTCCTACCGATCTGTAAACAGGCTCGCTATCTTGCCAAACAGCGCGGTAATGTGAGTGAACCGGAATGGCAGGCCGCACTCAATCTGGTGCGATTCTGCATCAACAGCGAAAAACTCATCCACAAAATCTCTGATCAGTATCCCGGCTATACACCTGAAGCCACCGAAGCCAAAGTACAGCGTCTTATTGACTACCGCAGTCCCACCACCGGCAAGCCTATGGGTCCGACGACCTGCGCGAAGCTGGCCTCTGTTTGCGGCTCGGAACGCTGTGTCGGCTGCGAGTTCAACGGCAAAGGTTCGTCTCCACTTTGGCATGCGCGTAAGACGGAATCGGCGCCGGCGCCGGTCATTCAAGTACAAGCTGGTCCGGTCGCGGTCGAGATGGAGCTGCCTCCGGCGCCCAAACCGTACACCCGCATGAAGGGTGGCGGCATCTCGATGAAGGCCACCAACAAAGATGGCGAGGAGTTTCACCGCGTCATATATGATCGTGACATCTACCCGGTACGGCGTGTGCGCAATCACGTGCTCGGGATTGAACAGATTGTCTGGCGTGTCACTCAACCGAACGACGGCGTCATTGAGTTCGTACTGGATGCTGATGCGTTATACGATCGCAAGAAATTCGTTACGGTGCTGGCCAATGCCGGCGTCTATGCGCAGCCGGATGACATGAAGGAGCTACAGAATTACATGGTCGCCTATATCGCTGAACTACAGCGGCACTCCGCTGCCGATGCTCAAGCGACACATTTGGGCTGGGCAGATGAGCACACCGCATTCATCCTCGCCGACACGATTGTCTACGCAAACGGAGATGTGAAGCCTGTAATCCTCAGTCCCACGGCGGCGGAGCACGCTGACGCAATTCACAAGAAGGGCACGCTTGCACGCCAGCTGGAGCTGCTGGATTTCTACAATAACCCTGCGTATGTGCAGAACCAGTTCGCTGTACTCGCGGGGCTGGCGGCACCGCTGATGGGCATGACTGGCCACCGTGGTGTGATCGTGAACTGTACCGGCGAGGCTGGTGCGTCAAAGTCCTCGTCGATCTATACCGCTGCGTCGATGTGGGGTGATCCGGAAAAGTTCACCATCAACGGCACCAAGGATGGATCGACCGCGCGTCACCGCAACTCCAAGGCGGCGACACTCTCTAATCTCCCGGTCTGCGTGGATGAGATCACGACGATCGGTCTGGATGAAGCGCGCGACATGGCCATGGGTGTATCGCAGTCCGGTGTGCGCGGGCGCTTGAATCCTGATGGCACACCACAGAAGAAGCCGGAAGGCGAGAAGGCCACGATTGTTCTCACGACCTCGAACAACAGTTTACATGGGCTGCTGTCGACGAACAATTCCGCCGGCACTGCGGCGTCGATGCGCGTGTTTGAAATCCAGTTTCCCAAGACAATCGTCCACAAGAAATGGGAAGCCGACGATTTCTTGCATGATCTAAGACTTAACTTCGGTCACATCGGCGAAATTTTTATTCAGTACGTCGTCAAGAATTATGCGGCGGTCAAGGAGATGGTGCGTGCGGAGATGCGCCGGGTTGATGAGGAGGCGAACATCCAGTCGGGTGAGCGCTTCTGGTCCGGCGTCGTGGCTGTGATTATTGTCGCCGGCCGTATCGCTTCGCAGCTTGGCCTCATCCGCTATGACATGGTGGCGCTGCGCATCTGGGCGCTGACGGTCCAGATTCCGGCGCTGCGTGGTGTCGTGACCGATGAGTACTCGTCGCCGATCGGCGTGTTGACTGACTATCTGGAAACCATCTCCGGCAACACGCTCGTCGTCCAGCGCATCAAGAGCAATGGCATCGTCAATGTTTTGCGCAAGCCTACTAACCAGTTGCTGGCGCATTTCGACTTTGAGGACAAGACGCTCTGGGTGTTGCGCAAAGGCTTCAAGGATTACTGCGTCAAGATCGGCGCCAATTTCCTGAAGATCATTAACGAGCTACATGTGCCCCAACTGGACGCCAACGGTAACCGGATGCGTGTGGTCACCAACGTCAACGTCAAGAAGGTATTGGGTGCAGGCACCGAGTTCGGTAAAGCGCAAGCGTGGTGCTTCATCATGGACCTGAAGCACCCTGATTGTCTGAACGTCCCCGATCTGGCGGTCGTAGAAAACCCCTCGGCAGAAGTCACACCGCCGAAGGGTAAATTAAAAGCCGTTGATGGGGATTAAATCATCCCCATCTTCTTGGCGCCCATCTGGTTAAGGGCCGCGATCAATCCGCGGCCCATGTCTTCCGCAGCAGGTTTATTCAGCACAGCTTCACCCGGCGCCAGCTTGGCTTTCACGGTGTCTTTGGTGCCGTCGCCCTTGCCGGGAACACGAGCGGTACCCTTGGCATAACGGGCCGGAGACAAACCGGTATCCTGTTGCCGCATCGGTGTCGGGCTCGTCAACCAGCCGAGTCCACGCGGGCTCGACAATGAGTCAAGTGTGCTGGTGCCGAGGCTCGACGATGCCGGCATACCTCCACCTCTTGGCGCTCCCGCAACAAAACCACCTGTGTCCGCGGCCTGATTCGCCGTTCGCGCTTGAGCGCTGTAATAATCGGCTTGCGCCAGATTCTCGGGAGTCTGACCACCGGCTGCGATGGCGGCTAAAGTGCCACGATTCTGGAGATTCCGCTCAGCGAGCTGCGCGTTTGTACGTGCTTGCGTATTGGCCTGATCGAACCGACCACCTATGTTTGCCGCCGCAATTCGAGCATTGGCCTCGGCATCAGCGGCGTACCGTTGGGTCGCGTATTTTTCGCTGATGAGTGAACTGATATCCGCGATCGCCATTGTCGGCTCCTTATGTATTAAGGTTATTGTACGTCATCTCGCCGTACTGATAGTTGGTCATTTCGCCGGTCTGGCGGTTGGTCGAGTTACTCGTCGAAGTGCTGATCGAGTTACTCGTCTGGTTCGAGTTGCTTGTGCTGGTGCTGTTCGACACACTGGATGACCAGTTAATCGCGTTAAGCGCCGCGGCGCCGAGCTGCGCCGAAACCTGTGCGCCAACCTTTGCCGCGTCGAGCGCCAGCGACCGTGTGGTCATGTACAGTTCGGCATTCGCCTTGGCGGCATTGACGCCGATATCCACAGTGCGTTGAGCTTGATCGTATGTCACCTGCCACTGCTTGGTCAGTGTCTCGTTATAGCTTGCAAGTCCCTGAACCGTCGCCTTGTAAACCTCGGCCGCACTTGAGTTGCTATCCGAGATCGCTTTAGCGCGCGACGATTCCGCCGATGCAGAAGCCTTATAGCCTTCCCACTCCTGCTCTTTCTGCTTCAACAGTCCCTCGAATTCGCGAATCTTCGCCTCGACCTGTTTGACCGCCGCCTCGACCGTGGCGCCATAGGCTTGCACCTGCGATTTGTAGGCTTCCTGTTTGGTGCCCTCGGCCTGAATTGACGCGCGAAAACCCTCGACCTGCGCCGTATACGCGCCGATGCGCGCGGTATAACCGCGCACCTGCTCCCCGAAAATTTGAACTTTGATCTTCTCGATGTCGGCCTTGGTCTGAATCGCCTTGATCTGGGCCTCGTAAATCTGGATAGCAGACAAGGCGACATTCGCCTGAACTTTGTACTGCTCAACCAATGCGGTGTTGATTGTGGCCTTGGCCTGCTCGGCGGCAATCTGCGTCTTATACGCCTCAACCTTGGCGATCTCGGCGCGAATCTGCGCCTCATAAATCTGCACCTTGGCGCGATAAGCGTCTACAATCGCGGCATACGCCCGCACCTGACCGTTGTAAATCTCGATGCCAGCCTGCGTGGCAAACTTGGCCGACTCAAACGCGCGCTGCTCGACGTTATTGTTATAGCTGATCAGCTGCCCTTCAAGCTGGGTGGCCGTGTTAAGCGCTGCAAGAATATTGCTCTGCTCAAGTTTAGCCTGTTCGATTGCAACCTCACGGCTGTACCCGGCAATGGTGTATCCCATCTCGGTCTGAATCTTGAGACGCGCGTCGATGTACACACCGGGCGGGAAGGCGTAGCCCAACGACCCCATACGCTCCAGCTCTGCAATCGCGGCGGCAGACTGGCGGTACTCGCGCTCACGACCACGATCCCAGATGGCGTTCTCAATCGGCGGAGGCAACCCGGTGCCGCCATTCTCGATGCGGTCCTGCAAGGTCGAGCTGAGCGACGTCAACAGGCTGGATGTATACAAGGCGCCCGGCACGTACTGTACGACGGATGGCGCCACAGCAGTCAGCTCGGGAATCGTCACGTCGATCGCAGGTATATTGACGCCGCTGAACGGTACAATGCTCAACGACAAGAGGCTGGGCGGCGCCGGCAAGCTGACACTTAGATCAGGATAAACATAATCCACATTTATGGGTGGCGCCGTGGGCGCGGCCTCAGTCACTCCTTCCGGGGCGGCCGGGAAACTTAAGATCGGCGGCGTGCCATCAAACGGGGCCGGCATATACTGGTCGATATTCAGCGTGCCGGAGAACGGTGTCGGGATGCCGGGGATCGTCCAGATGACTGGTTGGAAACTGGGTGCCGTCGCTTGAGCCACAGCCGGGGCAGTGGGTGCGGCAGGGAATACCGGGTTAATAATCGGCGGCGTCAGCCCGGCGGCAGCCTGCCCAAGCTGGAGAATATATGCGTCTGTCGCCGCCGTGCGCCCCTGCGCATAGGCGTACATCGCATTGGCGTCACCCCAGATCAAAGACATGGCTTAGCTCCTCATATGGCGCCAGAATACCAGATTCTGCGGCTATTTAAACTCATTAAGTTTTTTCAATGGGATGTCGAAAAGTACGGCCTGAATGGCGTCAAGTGAGACGCCGAGCACTGACGAGACACGATTATTGTTAAGATACATATACCGCTCACCGGCATACATAAAAGCTTGGATCATATGCTTGCCGTTTGATATTTGTAGCCATCCACTGAATGCTCCGGCAGATTCGTCGACTTTCCAAGTCTTCCCAGATATCACCCCATAAGGAGTATATAGGTCCCCGGTAGGTGGTTCGTCTTTTATGTACCAAACCTGTTGATTAACGCTCCAGAGTTCGGGGTCTCTAATATAAGGTATTTTTTTGTACATCATCCATAGGCGCGTACTGTTCCGAGGATAGGGGAACGCGATATACGACACATATGTCTGGTAGTTTGGCTCAATCACCATGGTAGTATTTCCGCCAAGGGGAGGCCCGGTAAGTTTCGAAGCGTAGTCACCCGAGATTGGCCCGAAGGTATAATTCGCGTATTTTTCGTTTAAAACGGTCCAAGTAAACGCAGATAGCAAAGCATGGGTTTCTGACGCGATACTACCAGTAAATTGATAATTAAATGTAATGGGGGATATCTTATCTACAGGGGTAATACCCCCAGATGCTTCTAGTGTAATCGCGGGATAATTGGTCTGAACCGCCTCAACGCCCGAGACGTAACTGACGAGCCCTGTCGGTCCGGCTTCCGGGTCACCAGTCTCCCAAAGATTTAGTTTATAGTAGTAGTCGTCAGACACGCGTTCACCATTTTTATACCAGCGCCAGCTTCTAAAATCGGTTGCGGCCGGTCTTATACTATATGGATTATTCTCTTCACCGACCCCAGCTCCTCCACCCGTTAAATCAAAATTTATATCTACTTCAATAGAGCCACCCGAAAACGCCGCAAAAGCAGAATACCGATCACCATTTTCTGCGATAAAAAATGCCCGAGAGGCCCCATACTGAGGTAACTCCGAACTATCCGGTAAAAAGACCGCAGCTTTAATCGCACCAATTTTTGAAAATACCACCGTAGCATTTGACGCGTATGCTGTGTACTCTTTACCGCTCATAATAGGATATTCAGTCCGCACGTCTGAACTTACTGTAACTTCATCTGCTAATAGTGATGTTGTGATAGCAAACTTATCACCTCGAGATACTGTACCACGTGTGAGATCTGCGAGCCCCGACTGAATGATACTGAAATATTTATTGAGGCGCATCTGACAGGCTTTGATAATTTCGCCCCCCCAACGACTTTGTTTTAATTTCCTGTTTTGCGCAACGCCACCCGTGCGTCCAAGTGAAGACATAGGGGTGTACGAGATTTGATTGCCGGAATGAAACACAACACACATTAACGTGTCAACGTTATGTTCGTGCAGCTTATTCTGGAACTCAGACTTTTTCTCTAGTTGTTGCAGCTGTTCCTCGGAGACTGTGAACTTCAGATCAACCGTCTCATGCACGCCCTGAATATTATTGTACGCCATAAACAGCCCGTCGATCTCACGATGCGTGGCCGCGACTTCAGTGACGCCGAGGTGATAATTTCTGCGCTGAGCCTGTATATAATGGCTGATCGTACCTGCTCGCTGATCCATCAGGCGTTGCGCAAGATTTTCGAGGTACGATTTGCTGGCCGATGCGAATCGTGCCGGGAACTCAAAACCAATGCGCACGTTAGCCGGCGCCTGAATCTGCTTGGGCCAGAGTTCAGTTCCCTTGATCGCAGGTAGCTCAAATTTGAACCTAGACACGACGCTGCGCCACGAGCGGAATGAACTCGACGGTATCCAGATCGAAATCTGGGCCGGTGCTGATCAGCTCAAATGAGAAATAACGGGCGCGTAGCCCCTTGCCCAGCCGAACCTTGGTGGACTGCATATCCTGTATCACGGTCTGATACGTGTAGGACTTGTTGTCGCCCGTCTCCAGCTTCAGGATAATGTCACCGTTGCCGCGCATACCGAGATATGCCGCCTTGAACGACGAGTACTTCGATCCACCGAACTGGGCGAACCCACTCTTGATCTGAGCGATAATATCGCTCCCGGCGTCATCGTCACCGTCCAGTTCGTACAGCCCGGACGCAGATGCGCCGAGATACTTATGGCCGTTTTGACAGAAGCTGTTGAACGAATAGTTCTGGTACTCGGTCACGGCGCCGGTACGGGTGTTGATTGCCCATGTCGTAAATGCCCCGTTAGGCTCAAGATAGCCCGCCGCAATCTCAACGCCATCCGTAACCACTGGGCGGAAGATCGCCTTCAGGGCAGTCGCGTCGTCCAAGGCAAACGTCTCGTCCGCCGTGATGCGGAATATCAGTTTACCGGCCGCGATATCAGACAGTGCGATCGAGTCGGTGATCACCTTGCCTAGAATCGGCGCATACGCGGTTGCGTCACCGGTGGTAAACGTATCAGCAAGACTGCCGCCAAGGAACCGCCGCAAATCGTCAGCCGTAGCAAGCATGTCCGCCAGCTCGACATAGAACGACGCCGCCGTGGTTGTCGGGTCAATAATCCGCAGCGCCTCAAGTACAAGTATGCCGCGTACTACCGCGGCTGCGTCTAAGATCGTCGCCGTATCGGCCACCGACACGGGGTATGCAGTGGCAATTGCATCTGCAATCAACGGCCGGTCTGTCAGGATACCAGCGAATCGCCACGAGGGTGTCTGCACGTCAGCCAGTGTGACGACTTCGCGCACCAGCGCGCCGGGCTTAAACACATATGTGGTCGCGGCGCCGAGGACGGTGTTCTGTGTCAGCAGGAGCGCGTAATCTCCTCGCGCGTGATCTCGTGGAAATACCGTGTCTGCCTGCACTGGATATGTCAGATACTTGGCCGCCGATGAATCACCCCATGCGAGCGCATCATCTACATAAGGGCGTAATGCGGATAGATCGTCCGAGATGATCTGCACAGTACCAGAGAAATCAGGAACAATATCCATGCCGGATGTCGCTATGTCGGTGGATTCGTTCGCAACAATATATGACACACGGTCATACCCGCCCGAGGGTATATTCGCGGGATTGGCAGTGAATACCGCCTCAAAGTATCCGGCACAAAATCGGAATGCGCAACGGATCGGGTACGCCTGATCGCTCGACTGAGATCGCGTAAAGATGACGATGGTTTCTTGAGCATCGGTCAGAGGATTAAGCGCTTTACGCAACTTGAGAGAATAGTTCTGGTAATACCCGGTAACCAAGTTATTCCGCGCGCCAAGAATAAACACCGGCCTCGCAGATGGCACGTTAATATACCCGAGAGTCACGGACCCATACGCGTAAGTCGTATAATTGCCTGTCGTCACAGCCGGGTCAGTAAGATAAAACGCGACCGCGCCGCCGTGCGCAATATCAGCGCCGGCATATGCGCCGTAGTCTATTGGCGGAGCGTTGAGCACTACGAAATCCGTTGACGTATAAGACCCACTAACCGTGTAATCCGTACCCGTTGCGTCGACGCCGAGCGTGGCGGCCCACGCGTTATAAGCTGTATCCGCGTCTGCGTGGCTGGATGTCCGTGCACGCAGGTTGCGCAGCAGAATATTACCAGTTGCCGGGTCGATGATATTCTGAGGGCGACTAAAGATCGCAGCTTTACCGGTCGTGACATATGCTCCGGTCGAAGCTGCGATACTCTTTGGGGGCGCCTGTAGAACGGCGGCGATACCGGTCCAAGTATATGTGCCCTTGGCTCCGCCCACGCGCAAATGGCGCTTCAGCGCGGCGCTTCGCCCCGTGAGTGTGAACACGCCCCGGTCAGCAGTCAGACTATTTGGGCGGATAAATGTCGCGGCGTTTCCAACAAGGGTAATTGCGCCGACTGCGCCAGCCAGACGATAGTTTCGCGAGAATGACGCCGCCACCCCGGTTAACGTGAATGCGCCTGTGGCGCCGACGACAATGCGAGTGTACCGCCCGGTTGAAGCAACGCCGGTCAGTGTGAACGTGCCTGTCGCAGCAGAGATACCCTTGGGCACGTTTGGTCGAAGCACCTCAACCGCAAGCTGTGACACCTGCGCGGCGACCGCGAGGTTCGTACGGATAACCTCGACGGCAACCTGAGATACTCGTGCGTCAGTCATTATGCCGTGACCTTCACGCCGAACTCGGCCGCGTTAACATTCGATTCGGTCCACGCCGCACTTGCCGGGTCGGTTTCCTGAATCTCGGAGATATATAACTGACTAGTGCTCATGGCCGCGCCGGCGCCATCCTTATCGGTTCCGCCCAGCCGTGACATGGTGCCAAGACTACGCGCACCAGCATCGGATTTAAGCGCCGCCGCATTAATCTGAATGCCGTAGATGGTCTGCGACGACAGGCCCGAAAGATCGGGAAATGTATAACTGTCGCGGTCACCGGAAGTGGCGCTCGATACATAATCCGTCGTATTCGGGGGGTTCTCGTCTACCAATGACCAGTGAGCAGTGCCGGTGCTTGGCGTGAATTGTGTGTAGTTTCCGTCGCCTGTAGGCAGAATCGTATCGACTCGACAATCCCCGAGAAAATCATTGTTCGTCGAACCCGAGTTATTGCACACATAAAGATCGTCATAATACGCCCAAGCGCCAGCACCACCTGATTGCCCGAGTTGGACCGTGCTAATTACTCCGGATGTGCCGCCATTGCGAGTATTCGCGCCGGTCAGTGTCAGCCCACTATCTACAACACCGTTGATGCGGACCTCAGTCGTACCTGTTGTCGAGTCAATCTTTGCTTTAAGCTCGAAATAATTCCACGCTGACAATGTGTAGGCCGATGTGCTGGTCGCCAGAAGCGTCCCGCCAGTGTTACCGCGACGAATTTCAATTTTGGAAGCAGCGTTATACATAACGGTCAGGTGTACAGTCGCACTTTCTTTCAGTGTAAACAGCGCAGGGTAACCTGTGTTAAAAGTCGCACTCTTAAATGCGACTCCGATGATTACAGTCCCGCTAGATGTGATCACTTTATCTATGCTTTGACCGTAGCTGGCTGCGTATAACGCGCCACCGCCTCGACGACCAGATGTCGATGCAATCTGTTCACTGCCCCCGACATTTACCCACTTTTTTGATAGGTCAGATGTCCCGTAGTGATCGAAGCCATCAACAAATAAAAGCGTCATCTTAATCCCCCGGCAGCAAAAGAGAGGAGGGGGCCGAAGCCCCCTGCCATCAGCTCGACGAAGCCGTGAACGTGTAGGTCAGCAGCAACTCGTCACCAGACTCGACATTCTTGGACGATGAGAAGCGAGCCGCCGAGAACAGCGTACCAGTCGTGGCCGACTTAGCCGAGGCCGACACGAGGAAGGCGCCGTAAATCGTCTTGGTCGCGTTGAATACGAAGCTGGCGCGATTGGCGCTGTTCGTGATGCTCTGGCTGGAAGCCGCCGCCTCAGTATATTCCGGGCGCGTCAACGAGGCATACGCCGTGGATTCGGTCGAAGCGGAAGTAATCGTCGCCGCTGTAACCGTCGCCACCGGGGTGTAGTTGCCTTCAAAGACGCCGACATACCACGTTGTGATCTGAGTGGCCGCCGCGAAATAGATATTCAGCAGCGAGTTCAGACCTTCATTGACGACCAGATTGGGGTCTTCGAACTCCTCAATCACCTTGCCGTCACGAATGATCTGGCCGTTATACTTACCGGACACCTCAATCTTATTGGCTGGCACCAAAAGGCCGGCCTCAGTCTTCTGGTATTCCATACCAATCTCCTTAGTTTGCTCGCGCGTACTCGCCGAAAGATGTATCTGCCCAAACGACGTAGGCGAGATGTGCCGCCGCCGGACAATCGAAGTAGCCGAGATATTTGGTTTGTCCACGGACCATGCCCTTCGCTTTCCAGCGATGAACATCTTCCCGCCATGACACCCCCTTGAGCCCGACAGTATTGTTGCGATACCTACGCTGGTTTCCGTGATTCTGAGAGCACGTAGCCAGCCGCAGATTACACCACCGATTGTCGTCCCGCAGCAGATTGATGTGGTCAACCTGTGCAGTCGGCCAGACACCACGCATGTACAAATGGGCTAAACGATGCGCTGCATATGACCGTCCGACGATACGAATATACCTATAGCCGTCTTTTCGATGAATGTAACCGGCTAACGAAGGGTTTTCAGATTTCCGCGCATGACTGGTCATCCACACAAACGCACCAGTGGAAGGGTCATAGTCGAGCATCTCTTTAAGCTCAGCCTGCGTAATCACCCTTGAAATCTCCTGATTTCGGCGTCTACATAATCCCCGATCCGCGTGTTTGCGGACGGGGTGCCACCGCTATTGGTCGTGACCACATAGCTATTGACACCGTCTTGACGCCGGAACATTGGGGCCGCCGCAATCGCGTCGGGGAATAATACCTCGGCCTGCGTCAAATTGTAAATGATTCCGCCGTCGAATCCCGCACAGAGTCCTGTTTTCGTTAAGAACAAAACTGCGTTCCTGATCGGCGACTGGGGGTCTTGACTGATCTGCGGTTTGATTAACTCCGCCGGCACCTCAACCGATGACCGGGGCATCACCCCGTAATTCATGATCGGGATGCGCTTCATCTCGTTGAACGGTCCGGACAAGAACCAAACCGACTCGGTCGTGCCGACATACAGCCCATCCGTGACGGTCGCCAGCATGGTGACCTCGGACTCGAACTGGAGGAAGTTCTTTGTTTTATCGACGTAATTGTACAGATACAGTTCCGTCGCCCAGACGGTATGCTTGTTCGCCATATAGATACGGCCGTTCCAGTACGTCAGCGCAGTCGCCATCGGCGGCGCCGAAATGAACTTGCCGCGCGTCGGCGGGAGCGTCTCGGTGGGCACAACGACCGGGGATAGCCACTGATTCGGCGCCACCTCGGCACCCCACTGGGAGACGATATTGTTAATCCCAACTACACCGGATGCCGTCGCCGACGAGAAATACAGATCGTCGCCTACCCGAGCGTAATCGAGATCATCCGGACCCACGCCCGGCAGAAGTGTCTCAAAAGTATAATCAGGATATAGCAGGCCGAACGCGCCGTCCTTAACCCCGAACATACGCCCGGACTGATCGGAATAGATGCTATGGTAGTTTCCATCCGCGACTTTAGTATAGCCGCGACGACGATGAATTTGGCCAGCATCATCAATGTCGATATTGACCGCACGCTCCAGCTCCGTGGGCTTCAACCGCTCACGGGTGACAGTATTCCGCAGACCTTCCCAGTTGGCAAAGGTGATGGAGTCGCCGGGATTCTGTGGGTCTTGAGGATCGGCCATCTTAGAGTCCCGCCCTTGACCGCGCGTCGAGCGCTTGGCGCAGCTTCTTTACTTCATCTCTTAGCTGGTGGACTTCACTGGTTAAGTCGTTGATTCGTTTCTCATACCCGTCGATCAGTGCTTCAAAATGACGCGTTATGGCATCCAGCTGAATGGCGTCGCCCTTGGCGTCGAGGTGATCGTCCAAAATCTGGTTCTTCTGGCGGGCCGCCAGATAACCGAGGAGGCCGCCAACGGCAGGGCCGCCAACTGGGACAAAGAAGTCCTTCACCATTTCCCAGAGTGTCGGGTTACCGTTATCCATAATCTCAGCCTCTATCTGATCCGGCAGGCGTCACGCAGTTTACCATAGTCCACAATCATTTGCGCCACCTGCGACTTGGGCATTTTGCGCAGCTCTGCTGCCGCCTGTCGTTGCTGTAGCGCACTATACGAATTGAGGGGCGGACACCCGCCCCCCGTAGACTGACACGCGGTGAGACTAAAAAGTCCCAGAATCAAGACGATCAATCGCATCGTCGGTGGTCCTCGGTTCCAAGATCACGGAGGTTTGCTTTTCCTTGATCTCGGCTTCCTTGCGCAGTTGTTGAGCAGCGATTCGTTCTTGTTCAAGTGATCGAATCAGACTGATCACGGTCCAGCCAAGCGCGACCAGAAGGCCGCCAAGAAGTAGCCAGCCCATCACTGGTGCTTATCGCCGCCGGTGACGTTCCAGTCTTTTGCCTGCACCAGACCAATCGCGACCAGAGCACCGATGACATCGTCGACATTGATCGTCTTGGTCTGCCACGAGTTCCAAATGACCGCAGCCAGCGCAAGAATTCCGGGGATCGAGGTCTTCCAGTTCATGAGAATAGAGTCCATGTTCACCTCCTAGTTGCACGGGTTAGATGTCGAGTCTCTTGCGAGACACTCATAATACTTGGCCGACTCACAGCTGGCCAGTGCGAACGCCAGAACTATCAGCACAATCCGCCACATATGTACATCTCCCGATAGAGAGCTTGGCCCATTTTGAAGCCAAACTGGCAGGCCAACGCGGCGATTCCGGCAGCGGAGATGAGCATCACCATCTGCATGATTTGCTCCCACCGCGGGTCCATTATTTTGGGTCCGGGTATTTGCGCGCCGGCAACTGCCAGTGCGGGCCGTCCTTGAACGATTTCCAGTCGCCGCCCCACTCGATCGGAACACCGACATCCTTTGCGGCCTGCTTCATGACAACGGCCAGCTCGTGATACAGCGGCCAATCCCAGCGGACCTGACCGGCGACAAACGGGGCGATGTCCACCGCAAAACCGTGAATATGCCGAGACTTCATGGTCTGTGACGCACCGGATTTGACCAGCTCGCGCTGACGCGCGACAGAACGGACGCCTTCCAGCACCTTAAAATCATGCTTCGTCGCGATCTGAATCGCGCGACGGACGACCTTCACCAGATCGGGGTGGACGCCGCGCAACAGCATTTCCGAGTGCGCCCCTAGTTTAAACTTAGCCATATCGGGCCTCAAGTTGTGATCTTGTTGACAGTTACAAGGATGCTCGGCGCCGCCGGGCGGAGGGGATTGGCTGCCGATCCTGCGACCGCAGCGATTCCGGTATCCGCCACACCGGCAGTGTCGATGGCGCTGGACGCGCACATCATCAACTGAAAATAATCATTTTGGGCAGTCGCCGTGATGATGAACGATACGGTCATGACGTTCGTATTATTTTTTGCGACGTGCATATGGGTGCTGGAGCGGGCCTCCGCGCCTGTACCATTCTTTCGCAGCCAGATGTCGACCGACTGCGGTTGGTTGCTGTTCGTGACCAGCATGGCGCTGAATGTCAGCAGATAGTCGCCCACAATAGGTAGGACGATTCGTGACCCATTGCTCAACGTCACACCATCTGTGACCTCGACAGTATCCAGCGTGATCGCCTGCCCGGCAGTCGTAGACTGAACGAGCTGCGTGTTGGAGTCGGAGAAGCTGCCGCGGAAATTGATCAGCCCGGCATTCGGGCCGACAAAATCCAGCTCTTGAGTGAAGGGGTTAAAGACATACGTCATCACGGCACCGTTTTGGTGACTGTAAGCAGATTGCTTGCACCGTCGTAGGTGAGTGCAAGGGTGGCCACTACTGTGCCGCTTGCTCCGCCCGATTTGTACGTCACACCGGTCAGGTTGCTGCCGGAATAGGTGCAGCTGATATAGTCATGCACCGGCAGGCTCAGACCAGACGTCTGATAGACCGGCAACGGGTTGATGTCGCTAACCGGGTTGGCTTGATTGCCGTCCTCGATAAAAGAGATCGTCTCAGGCATTAACAGCTCCCGGTATTTGCAGCATTCGCCAGAATCAGGAATGTCCCTTGCGCCGCCGCTTGAAGCCCAGTGCAGCAACGGATTACCCACTCGACAGTACCGGCGCCGGCAAGATTGGAATCCCAGACGCCTGACCAGACATTGTTGGCGTCTTTGGACAGGGAGATTGTCGAGGTCGCCGGGTCACCAGCCGGGTCGGTATAGACCAGAATCGCTTCGGCGCTCGACGGCTGCGTCGTCCCGGTAACCGGGGTAAAGGTGCCGGAGCAAACGATCTCGTTTCCACGAACGAATTTCTGCATCATCTCACCTGTTTGAACCGTTTCTTGCCAGAACTGATCCCGGTCTTGACGACCACTGAGGCGGCGATAACGGCGCTGATCGGTGGCGTCTCGAAATCCATGACGGTCGCGGCGCTATTGTACCACCGGAACCGCGCGATGCCCTTGGCGCTGTCACGGATTCTAGCAGGAAATCCAGTAAGAACAAACTGACCGGGCGCAGCAAACAGGCGCCGACCCTCGATCGTCGGATAACCAGTAAGCGTGAAGGCGCCGACGCCGGCGCGAAGAATAAACTTGGCCTGCCGATATGCTGGGTACCCTGTGAGTGTGAACGTGCCCGTCCGCGCCAGAAGTACCGGGACATAGATGCCGGTAGACGGGTATCCTGTAAGCGTGAAAGCGCCGGGCTCCACGACAAACTTGGAGCCGTAAACCAGCTCAGCATCGTAGCCGGTGAATGTGAACGTGCCGGCGCCGGCAGCCAGTCGGTGCCCTTCTTTGAGGAACGCACCGCCGCCCGTGAGCGTAAATGCGCCTGCACCCGCCACCAAACGGTGGTAGACGAGTGGCCGGATCGCCTTGCCCGTAAGCGTAAACGACCCCGCGGTCGCCGTGACTCGATAACCGCGCCGGAGAGCGGCAACCTGCCCAGTAAGCGTAAATGCGCCGGTCGCGGCGCGCAGATAATAATCCCCCAGCAATACTGCTGGGTATCCGGTAAGCGTGAAGTTGCCGCCAAAAGCGCCGAGCGCCGGCTTGCGCAGCAAGAACGCGGTGTTGCCCGTGAACGTGAAGGCGCCGGCGCCGGCCGCGAGCCGATGATTCTGACGCGTGAACGCCGGATATCCCGTGAGGGTAAATGCCCCGGTTTGAGTCCAGATTGTCCACGACCGACTGGCAGCGACCCCGGTGAGCGTAAAAGCACCGGTACCCGCATAGAGCCGTTGCGATCGATCAAGCTCTGCGTTCTGCCCGGTAAGTGTGAACGCGCCGGCGTCTACCGGTAAACGGTAGCCGTAAGAAAGGCGCGCCGCCTGCCCGGTAAGTGTGAATCCGCCATAAAAGGCATTGAGTTTGTGGTACTCAACAACCGCCGCCGGATTACCGGTAAGGGTGAAGGCGCCCGTATAGGCGGTCAGCCGGCGCGAATATTCAAACGCAACCTCACCATAATTGACCGTGGCGGCGACTGGCGACGCGCCAACGGCTTCCGAGGCGACCGGACCATAGACCGGCAAATTCCAAAAGAACCGACCAACGTCAGCGACGAGGCGGTGACCCTCCTGAAGAAATGCCCCGCCGCCGGTGAGCGTGAATGCCCCCGGTTCGGCCGCGAGGCGATGACCTTCCTTGAGAAATGCGCCGCCGCCGGTGAGCGTAAATGCGCCCGGCTCGGCCGCCAGCCGGTGGCCATAGAGAAGCCGAGACGTCTGACCAGTAAGCGTGAACGAGCCGGTACCGGCCGCAAGGCGGTGGTTATAGAGAAGCCGGGACGCCTGTCCCGTGAGCGCAAAGCCGCCGTAGAAGGCGTGCAGCTTATGGTACTCGACGACCGCCGCCGGATTACCGGTGAGTGTAAATGCCCCGGCGACGCCAATCAGCCGATGGTTTATCTTAAAGAGGGCAGACTGCCCTGTGAGGCTGAATGAGCCGGTCGACGCCGAAAGAGTATAGCCGCCCTTTGTCGCTGCGACAGATTGCCACGCGACTGGAGCCGAAGCTACCGCACCTCCGACAGCATCGACCATCTCATCGCCTTACTGCGCAGTTTCCGGCGCCGGAGGCGCGGCGTCACCGACCTGCGGGGCCGCCTGCTGTTGCAGTTCAGCTATCACCGCGGCAACCTCGCCGTACGGGCGCTGGGCCAGCGCGTGCATGACGAGATTCCAGTTTACCAGCTTCATGCTGATTGTAACGATTTTTTCTTCCATTAGACACTCCACGGTAAAGGCGGTTGATAGTCTACCATCACGATACTACATCATCTCCGCGATCACCGCAAAACTGGAGAGAACCTAATATGCTGTTTTTCGTGTATGTACACAAACGCGCGACAGACGGCAAAATCTTCTATGTCGGCAAAGGCTGCCGATATCGGCACAAATCTACATGGGGGCGATCAAATTATTGGTGGAATACAGTCCGGTGTTATGGCTACACTATCGAGATCATCAAAAAAGCACTCTCAGAAGATGAGGCGTTCGCGCTCGAAAAGAAATTGATTAAACGGTACGCAAAGCACGGGTTGTGCAATTTAACGACCGGAGGAGAAGGCGCGGCCGGAGTAAATATCTCCGATGCTACGCGACGTAAACTTAAACAACATCGCGCCAATCCGCAGTACCGTAAAAATATTAGTCGGAAAGCAAAACAACGGTATCTGGATGCTGAATTTAAGGCAGCGCACATTTTGCGTGTGAAATCTCAGATGGCTAATACTATAACTCGCACCAAAATAAGTCAGTCATTACGAAAGTATTTTTCAGAGCCGAGTACACGGCAAAAACTCAGCCAAAACACCCGCAAATACTTTGCAAACTCAAAAAATCGCGCGCATGCCCGTCGCAAAGCGCTTGAGCGGTTTGATACCCCAGAAAAGCGAGCCGCGCACGCGCAAGCAAAGCCGATTTTGTGCGTTGAAACTGGTGTTATTTTTGGCACAGGAACCTTGGCCGCAGAGTGGATATGCAGCCAAGGAAAGTATAAAGGAGATCATTCAAGTATCGCCAAAGTATGCCGTGGTGTTAAACCACAAGCATACGGCTACACTTGGCGGTATGTCACGACTGCCACGGGAGAGGCGGCGAAATCGTCGGCGGATTAACCTGATCGGAAATCTGTTTGTCGAGGGCAGCCTTCTGCGCTTCGAGCGTCTCAGCGCCCATAGCGTCCTCAAGCCACCCAATGACGATAGCTTCCGTTAGTTCCGCGTAGGGAATGTAGGTTGCAGACGGATCAAGCGTCACCGCCTGCGAACCGTAGATGTCAGCCGTGTGCGTGCCGTCAGTCGCCTGACGCCGCCAGTGGATGGTGAACACAACGTCAGTCTTGTTGTCTTGCGTAGGGTAGCAGTCGAGTTGGGAGATTACCCAAGTGTATGTGTTAGCCATGGTAGTTCCTTATGCCGCAGTCGTTACGTTAGTCCATGTCGTGCTGCCGTTTGTATTCACATACAAGCGCGTTGATGTTGACGAGCCATCACTGCGGAGATAGATGGAGCCTTGAGCAGCAGACACTGTCGGCGCACCTGAACCGTAGTAGATACCAAAGCCTGCTGTCGTTCCAAATATAAGTTTGGCGGTTGTCGAACCTCCAGCAGGAGTGGCAGTTGCAGCGCATACATTTGCCCATCCAGCAGCGCTGATAAGGAGCGCGTCTGTGTTATTTGTTCTAAATACTAAATCACTGTTTGTTACAACAGACAGGAAGCCGGCTGATGCAGTTGCAAATATGTCAAAATACGCACCAGATGCGCGCTCAATTCTTAGAACAGGATTTGCGCCTGATCTATAAAGATGAATATCTGCGCCGGGATTTGTAAGGCCTATCCCAAGATAGCCCGCTGCAGTCAGCGTCATCGCCTGCGTGAAGCTGATGGCATTGCCTGCGGTGCCGGAGGCGGATGTTAGCCAAGAGTGAACGCCGCCGTTTTGCAAATAGTAGCTAGCATTGTAGCTGGCTTTATATATCCAGTTTGTTCCGTTGTAGTAACAGTTAGACGTTAGCCACGAAGCGGAACCACCAGACATCAAGGCGTTCCCGCCTGCTCCACCAAATTCAAAAGCGCGCCAACCGGCACCCCAAGCACTCGGCGTGACACCCAGTCCGAGGTTGCCGGAACCATCAAGCTGCATAAGCTGAACAGCAGAGCCCGTGCCGTTACGCCACTTAAACCCAGCAGTATTGCTTGTGGCGCGATGATCGAAGTTCATCGAAGCAGCGCCTGCTGCAAGCGACGATATTGCAACCTCTACGCCGGATGTTGTTGATGTAAAGCGCAACTCATCAGAGTAACCCGATGCTGAACCAGCAACCGACAGTCCACCAGATGTGATAGTCGTTGCGCCAGCTACAGTAAGCGTAGTGGATGGCGACGAAGTGCCAATACCTACCGCACCTGCGGAGGTGATACGCATACGCTCTGCGCCTATTGTCCCAAACACAATAGGCGAAGCGCCGTTTGTCTGAATTAAGCCAGCAGAACAATTTTGAAATGCTAATAAGCCTAAACTTGCGTTTGATAGGCCAGAGTTAGTCCCCGTAGCGGTTGATCCATATTGCCATAAGCCTGATCCCATATAGGATGGCCCAGACGACCAATCACTTGATAGCGCCCATAGTTGAGAAACACCCGCAGTGGTAGATGCAATCTGTGCGATGCCTGCGCTGTTCCCGTAAACCTCTAACTTTGTGCCCGATGATGGCGACGAAGTGCCAATGCCCACCAGCCCGCCGGAGGTGATAGTCATCTTGGTATTGGTGGCAACCTGCAAGTTTAGACCGGCATTGCCAGAAATGTTTAGATTGGTGCCATCAGTGCCAATAGAGCCAATGTATGTGGCACTGGTTCCTGCGTAATACGTTTGAAAGTTTGGAGCGCCTGCAATATTTGCATATATCGAAGATGCTGTCAGTGATGCGGCTTTGATGCCAAGCGGTCCATAGACACCAAGGGCTTCCGTTCCAAGAACAGGCGCAGTTGTGCCACCGATGAACACAGAGCTACCTGAGATACGCATGGTTTCACTTGATGAACCATTGCGCCAAATGTGCGTATTGGCGTCGTAGTAGTTAGTTGAGCCACCATAACCTGTGTATAAGGCAGCTATGTTTGGTGACGAACCTGTAGATACACTTAACGCACCGGCTGTGATACGTTGAGCGCTGTCAATAGTAACCTGTCCTGTTTGTGCAGCGTTTCTAAAGAAATGGTTGTCTGCATCATAGTAGTTGCTAGAACCATTGTAACCAATGTTCAACTGCGCGAGCGTAGAGCCGCTACCTGAAATAACGGTAAACTTAGAGATTGGTGACGCAGTGCCGACGCCAAGCCGCTTATTCGTATTGTCCCAGAACAAGCTGCTGTCTGAGCTATACGTTGACGATCCGCCAAACGGAATGTAGCCAGCGGTAAGCGAGGTGAGGCCGGTGCCGCCACGACCCACGGGTAGCGTGCCGCTCGTCAGCGTGTCAGTCGATTGCAAATTGGCCTGCGAAGGCGAAACCATCACGATCGCATTAGCAGTCGCGGAAATCTTAATCGTGCCGCCGGCGCTCGACATCAGGACGGTCGTGCGTGCGAGGATTGTGCCGGATGCCGTGTATGTGCCGGTGCCGATTTCCCAGCCGGGGAGGGACAAATCCTCGATGACGTAGGGTACCGTATCGCCGTCTGAGACGCCGGCATCCGACATGGATTGGTATTGCTGGAGCGCAGAACCAAGAGTGATCGAGCCGGTGCCGGGAGCACTGGCGACCGTCATCTTGACGCGATTGAGGATTTTGAAAGCCATGTCGGTGATCACTCCCAGCGGAAGATCGAATTCGGTGCAGATACATTAGCATCTGTCGCCGCAACTGGAAACACGTTCGCCTCGATCTCGGGCGTCACCCATACAAAAACTCCGTCGCCACCCCAGCCATTCTCAAGCGATGCAGCGGCGCCGGATAAGGCAAACCCCCCCGGCAGCGCCGAGAGGGTATAAGTCGCGGGAGTCGGCATTACGCCAGCGTCAGGACGCCATTCGACTGATCAAGATCGACCGTAAACTGTTCGCCATCCGCCAGCGTGACCGAGGAGCCGTAATCCCACCAGCCGATCAGGTTGCCGGAAGCGGCCGTCGAATTGTAGAGCACCGCGTAACGGAAGGGGCCAATCGAGCCGCCCGAGGCCGTCCACGTCGACGGGTCCGACAAAACCAGCTTGTAGGTGCCAGACGTCTGCGAGCTGGAGCTGACAGCCGCCGTATTGCCGCCCGCCGTATAGCCATTACCAGCGCTGATTTCCGTGATGTCTGTCTTGACCGCGTTCGCCGAAGACGGCGCCGTGTTGGTCAGCATGATCTTGAGAGTGTCGGCGCCGAGATCATGGACTTTCTCAGCCAACGCCTCAACGAACGGGTAGAATTTGTTAAACGATGCCATGATGGCGTCTCCTATTGCTATAGCGCGACGATTCTACATGAATCAACTGTAAACTCAAAACGATCACTGCATGTCGACATTCATATATGTTGTCAGTCCACGCGCGCCGACATCTTGCGGTTTGACTCCAAGCGGCGCCCCAGTCGCGCGCGATAACGCCAGACCTTCTCGCCGTCGTTTAATCGTAGACGCAACCGACTTCAGGATTGGGCGGTCCGGATGGGCCTGATCATAAGCCACCGCCTTCTGTGTAAGTCGATCGCGGTCGGCCGAATTATCCATGATGGCGTCCACCAACTGATCGCGAAGCGTCGCACCTTCGCGCGTCAGAAGCCCTTTGCGGACTGTCTGCGCCATGCTGGCTTCTTGGTACTCGGCTTTCGCCTGTGGTGTAAATCCGAGCGCTTGGATCAAGACATCTTGTGCGCCCGGCTCCATCGGCAACTCGCGACCTTTACTGTCGACATACCGGCCATCCTCGGCCATGCGATACGCGGCGATCGGTCCCTTGAGACTGTTTGGCACCATCTTCTGGAGCCCTTCAATCGCATCCCCGCGCGCAAACTGCGTGCCTCCCTCAAGAATATTGAGCGCCATGCTCACCGGTGACCCGAGTGTCCGGAGCGCCATGTCTTGAGCGGCATCCCGCCATTCCCGGCGATCGGTCAGGAAGCGGCTAAACGGCGCCAGATCGGCTTCACCCACACGGCTTGAGACGTCAAACCCGAGCGCCCGCGGTACACCGCGCGCCAGAACTTCTCCGACCTCTTTGCCAAACATATCCGCGAGAAAATTCCGCCATGCCGATTTGACATCTGACGGCTCATCGTCGTCCCCGAATGCATCCTTGAGCCCATCGAATACTCGCGCCGCGACCGAAGCGAATGGCAGCCCGAGCGATCCCGACAGGACCGTCAGTGCAGCGGCGTGCGAAAGCAAGAATCTCCGCGCCTCTGGCGAACCACCAAACGCATCCCGCAGCTCACGATACATTTTCTCAAGCACCTGCGCCTGATACGTCATGAAGCTGAACATGACCGGGGTGTACTCGCCCGCCACACCCATCTTGCCCATCTGACGGGCCGTATTCCATGACGAATAGTTCAGCATGGACTCGTTGATGGTCTTATTCACATAAGTCATCATGCCTTCGGTGTCGGACTTGTTTTGATACAATTCTCGCGCGGCAAGCGCCGCCGACAGACGAGTAAACGTCTCAGAATAATACCCAGCCGCCGCCGCCCAACGCAGGAGCTGATCGGTGCGCGAATCCATCTCTTTATCGACAACGCGCCCTAACTCACGTGATGTACTGCCAAGATCAAGATTACCGGTGTTTGCCACGCGCATGATAAAATCAGCGGTCGCCTCGTCCACGCCGGATGCCTTCAACGATTTTTCAGTAATGATCGCGTCGGCCGACTTGCTAACCTTCATGACCGCCGCCATGACCTTAAACGCGGTCGGCGTAACCGAGGCAATCGCCTTACCCGAGTTTACATAGCCATGCTGCTTAGATAATTCGGGCCACAACAAGACGCCGGGCTGGGTCATATTGACCAGTACGTACGACGGTGATGCGCCTAAGAAGTACGCGTGATTGAACGCGCGAACGCTGTCCCAGAAGCTATTCTGAGGTTGCATCGATCGACCGGTTTCACGCTGCGAAATCTCATTGAAGATATTCTGGAGCTTCACCGTATCCTGCACGTCGCCCGTCTTGGCAGCGTTGATGATGCGGCGCATCTCGGTCAGCGAGCCTGCGATATTGTGCATCGTGGCTAGATTCGCGATCGTGTTCATGCCGATCTGATGACGGAATGCGAAACTGCGCATCATGTCCGGTGAGTAGCCGGCGATGCTTTTACGCTCAGTCAACACCTTCGCCAACGCGTTATCTGGCAACATATTCAGATATAGCTCGCGGGCCTGCTGAACCATCTGCTTGCGGTTTTTAATCGCCTGCTCCGCCGCCTCGCCCGTGAGTCCCTCGTCCTCAAACGTCTCAGACTGAAGCGCCTCGATATATTTCTGGAGCCATTGCGGGTTGGCGATATCCCTGAACTCTGAATCCGTGCGCAGTCCCGCTTTAGGCTCTACATCCGGATTAAGCCATCCGCGCTTCTGCATGTCGCGAGCAAGCTCCTGTAGCTTCTTAGCCTGCTCAATCGTCTCGACACGCACAAACACGGTCGGATTGTTGTTCTCCGGTGAAAGCTGAGCTTGTACACCTGCGGCATCCATGGCGGCAGCCACGCGGCGTTGAGCGTCAGCGTCGATGCCCGCCTCGTCTTTCTTAATCTGGAATGTAACCATGTAATCGCCAAACCGCCCGAGATGGAAGTTTGGCGACTGTTTCATCACCGTCATCGTCTGCTTGGTCGAGTCAACCAATTGCGACAGAGGCTGAAGAATCTGCCGCGCTTTCGAGCGTTCAGCCGCAGTTGCACCCTTCCTCATGATCCGATTCTGGGCCTTAATGAACGGGTCGGCCGCAGCCAGCTGCTTCTCAAGCGTCTTCCGCCAATAAGTTTGAGCTTCGGCAGGATTCTCGTGGAGTGACGACTGTTGCAAAAACTCGTCAATCGGGTCGACATCAGAGTTGGCGATATTCTTCGCCATAGCCGGGTCAGCCACGATCATGTTGTAAAGTGATAACGACATCTGCGCATATCGCGTGACGTTGTTTACCGCCTCGAACCGATCGAACAACCCTTTCGTATCGGCGTCCAACCGGCCGCCTTCACGCCGCATATCGGCGTGCAGCCTTTGTAAATCTTTGCTGTTAGGCTGATCGTGCAGCCACGTTTGCGCATCCCACGACTTACGCCAGTCGATATTGAACTCGGTCAACGCCATGAGTTTGCGAAATGTTTCGGCGACCGCCGCGCTCTTTTTTTCGAGCGCTTTGTAATCGTCGTACACATTCTTAAACAGCTGAGACATACGCGCCGCGACCGCCGCACGCTCCTGATTATAGTCCGCGTATTTCTGTATCCAGTTCGTACCGCCAGAGGTGAACAGTTTACCGTAACGTGTCGCCATGTGAGTGATAGAGTTCCACCCCAGTATAGTCTGACGAGCGGCAACGCCGAGCGACGCAGTGCGATCGAACTTATCGGCCACTTTACCGAGCGTCGTCGCGATCTTACCGAGCTGCTCGTTTACAGAGAATGGTGACTCGTTAATAGGCTCCTCGCCCATGGCGCGATAAACGTCCTCCATGGTCGTCTGCTGGTTCTCTTGGAATAGTGGCTCACCCACTTCCATCACCTGATCAAAGACCGTGCGCGCACGCTGCGGCATCCGCAGCAATTTGAACACCGCGTCCTTAAATTTTTCCCATAGATTCTTGGGGCCGACCTGCAACGTCTTCAGAAACTCACGGAAATCCGGGTTACTGAACGCTTCACTGATGAACTCGGCTTCATTGTCATACGCCGGGGTCGACCGATCATACTGCTCCGGCCGCGCCATAAATTCTGAGTAGACATCTTTCAGTTTTTGCGCTGCCGGCGAACTGGTGCGGATCGCACGGTCGGTTGCAGCATGTATTCCCTCATGCAGCGTGACCTGCGCCGAACCCGCACGACTGTATAAGTTTATGCGGTCCTGCTCCACGTTGTACGAGCCGAGGATTTCACGTCCGGCGGCCTGCTCACGATCAAGCTGAAGATCAGGGTTGTTGACATCCTCGAACTGCATCGACGGCGATACGCCGAGTCGAGACAAATGCTGAGCAAGAAGCCGATCGAACTCAGTCTTTCCGTGCTGCCCAAGGTAATCCAGCACTTGTTTGCCGCTGGCGTTATTCTCAACCAGCGACGAAATGTCGCGGTCTAACTCAGATTCTTCGCCTAGAGCCCCCATCGACGGACGCTCGCGATTGCGTCGTGCAAGAAATTCTTCGGGCGTCATGCCCTTTGGCGCCACGGGTGCTGCCGTCACGCCGCCGCGTTGAGCATTCTTGGCATTGGCCGCGCGAATCTGGGCCTGACGTTTCTGAAGAAACGCCGCCTCCTCGACTTTCTGCCGCTCGCGTGCAGCGACGCGTTCTTCCGGCGAAAGCTGCTTGATGCCCTGCTGCTGCATAAACGTCTGAGCAGCCGGTGAGGGCGCAGGCGCCGCGGGCGGTGCTACTTCTGACGGGGGGGTGGTGGGGACTTCTGGTTGGGTTTCTGAGGCCGCCCCGATACCTTCTCCGGGAGCTTCGCCCCCTTGGGCGTTTCCTTCGCCCACTGCTCCGCCAGTTTCGGGAGCTGGCTGAACATATACGCCCGTTGGGCCTTGCTCTTGAATGGCACTGGGAATCTCCGTGGCTGGTGCAGCCGTCTGGCTGTCCTTGATCGCTTGAAGTTCTGCAACGATTCGCTGAGCTTCGGCGCCGCTCGCGCCCTTGACCTCGATGCCGTTCTCTTTGGCAATCTTGGCGAGGTTCTGCGTGACCTTGAACGGAATACCACCCTTTGCCAGCAGGTCTTCCGCTTCAGCAGTTAATGTCACCGCGGGCGCAGCCGCTGGTGCTCGTGCACCCGGAGCTTCCTCAGTTGCCGGAGCGGCCTCGCGCGGAGGCGGAGTGAGCATTTCTTCAGGCGCCGGCGCGACGGACTCGACAGGCGCGGCGCGGCTGGCCCGTACTTCCTCGATAACCGGTCGAATCAGATCGAGCCGGTCAATCTGATTCGTAATCTGCTGACGAGCCTGCGGCGTCTGCGCAGCCGTCAATTGCTGCGTCAGAGTGCTGATCTCAGCGTCGATATCCAGCGGACGACCATCTGAGTCCGTAATGCCAAGCGCGCTACCAATCTTCTTTTGCGCAGCGGTCAATCTACCAGCGGCTGCGCCTTTCTTCTGGTCGGCCTGATCCTGAATATCAAGAAATTTACTGATCGCATCCGGCAGGGACTGTGCATCACCCAGCACCCGCTGGACCACTTTCACATTCTGAGCGATCGCACCGCCGTCCATCGCGTCAGCGACCGAAGTCTGTAATTTCTCGACGCGTTCGGCGGCTGCGGCCGATTCTTCCTTCGCCACGGCTTCCGGAGCTTCAGCCTCGGTAATCTGCGCCATCATTGGCGGCGGAGCAGGCTCAGATGGTGTGGCGGGAGCCGTCACCTGCTCGGTATCTGCCTGTTGGGCCGGCGCATTCGGCAGCGGACCGAGTGTCTGGTCCACTGAGTTGAGGATGTCGTCGTTTGTAAGCTGGTTCGGCGCCACATCTTTCGTAGCGCGCATGGGGTTCATGGCGGCGTTGACGCCACCGCCAGCCGCACCAAAAACACCGCCGACCGCGGCGCCAGTCAATGCAGCATCGACGATCTGACTAGCTTTCTGCGCCGGCGACATATCGGGACGGAACGACAATTCCATCGCCGTCTGGGCTGCCTCGGTCGGGCCTTCCTCGACCGCACTACGCAGAGCTGCACGCCCCACAGTCGCGGTAATGCCTTTGGTCGCCGCCTCAGAAATAATCCCGCGGCCAAGCGCGCCGCCCAGACCTTCTGTCGCGGCATACGCGGGCGCCATCGCCAACGCTTTAATCGCGTCTTCTTGCGTCGGGCCGCCGGGGCGATCCATCGCTTCCTGATACATACTGCCAGCAGCCACCGGCAGGTTGACCGCGGAACCGCCCAAGAAACTTTTGGCGTACTGTTTACCCGCAGTCTCCGCCGCAGCAGTCTCTGCCGCCGACATACCGGCCCGCAAACCGCCACCACCAAGAAGTTCAGGCACAGCGGCGCCGGCGCGCGATAAAGCAGCAGGAACAGCGGCTTCAGGAAACAACGCTGTGCCGAGCATTGTGGCCCCGGCCAACGGGATTTGCTTCGCGGCCTGATACCCAAGCCATGGAAGCCAACCGGCGCCGCCCTCACGCCATGGAGCTGTCTCAAGATCAGGACGTCCGTACTTGGCGGCCTCCGCCTGATTTGCGCGGCTGACATCAGCACCCCATTCTTGAAGGGGCTGATAACCTACAGCACCGCCAAGAGCCGACGCCGCGGCGCCGCCCATAGCTTGAAGCTCATTGAATCCTGCACGCAAACCGGGACCGAATACACCTCGCGCCGGGGCTTCTTTCGCTGCGAACTGCTCGGCAAATCTGGGATATTGCGAGAAATCAATTTCCCGCGAAGGCGTCGCATCCTGCTGCGGTGCAGCGCCGGCGAAATATGGATTCTCGTCAACGAACGGCATGTTTACTCTGCCTCTTGCGACTGCCGAAGTAGATCACGCATCGGATCACTTGCCGCCGGATACAGCAGTTTCAGCATATCTTCGGCACGCTTCCTATAAACCTTCGCCTTTGCCTGCGCGTCTGGTGACGGATCAAGCTCATATTTATTCGCCAGATCGTAATCTGTCATAGCCGCCGCACGAGCGCGATCAGCCGCCGTCTGCGCCCGAGGACTCGCCGACTTCACAAGGTTCGCGATCGCTTGTCGAACAGCCAACGGTTGATCCGGTCGATCACCGGGGAAAAGCGGCTGAGACATTGCATCCCCCACAACAGCCTGCGCCGGTGAACGTGGCGCCTCGGGACGCACAATGGTGCCAATCGGAACGCCGGGTGACACGTCATATGTCGTGGGGGCTCGACCGCCGCGAATGACATTAACAGTTGATCGCGTCGGAGCAGTAGCCGCCGGTGCCGATGTTTGCGGGGCAGCCGCAGGGACGGTCACTTCAGGGGGCGCCGCCACAACCTGATCTAACGGCGTCGCGCGCGTGCGGGCCGTGGTATACGCTCCGAGTCCACCCGGTGTGAACTGCTGGTCCGACAATCCTTGAGGCGCCGCAGATGCAGGAGCCGCAGCAGCCGCCGCTGGCGCACCAGTAAGTCCGCGAAGCACGTTGCCAAATGGTGTGAGCATATTGCCGAGGACTTGACCGCCGGTCTGCCCGGTTGCGCGGATGGCGCTTCCTAGAGCGTGGCCATATTCCCCGGCCGCAATATCGCGATATGTCTGCTCACGGGCGGGACGAGATGCCTCGATTGTAGCATTCGGACGACCGGCCGCCGCATCCGACAATCCTTGAAATAGCTGTCCGGCCGCGTTGACAGCCGGGTACGCGACGGCGGCGCCGCGCGCCAATGTGGAGATGGGAGCGCCCTGCATTGCTGCCCCGACAGTTCCGGCCGCACCAGCCAATTTACCGAGGAATCGGGCATCTTCGGCCGGAGTTGCAGTCTGAGGGCGCGCGCCACTCATCTTCTGCGCCACATCCGAGACAGGCGCCCGCGTATCTGCCATCTTTTGCATAAATTCGCTCAAGGGCGGTGCGGGTTGCTTCGCGCCAATAGGTGCGCTGTAGCGTGTTTGGAGATCAGGCGTCGCGGACTGGGGACCAAGTCCCCGCACTTCTGTTGCCGTGGGAGCATTCCACGGTACACCCGAATAACCGCGCGGTTGACCTTGCGGAGGAATACTTGATGCCAACTCCGACATCGCAGGATACATCCGTACAGGTTCCTGCGCCGGCGAAAGAGCCTGACCCTGAACCGCCGCCTGCATCGCCGGACCAGCACCTACGGGACGTTCACCAGATGGTGTATACATTTTACTTACGTCCCGCACCATATTTGCAATATCCGGATGCAGCGCTTTCGGGTCCGTTGTCATAGGCCCGCGCATCCACGATTGGACGTTTTGCTTTTGAAACGGAGTTAGATCAAACGGACCGGCCATAATTAGTGCTCCCACGTATAGCCATTACGGCCGAACTCGCCGTGATGCGCATCAACGAACTCGCTACGCACAAATGCCGCGAGTTCAGCGCAAGGAAACGTGCCCAGATATTGGTGGCGCCCATCTATGGTCGCACGAACACCCCAATTTCCGCTCGGAAGTTGACGGAGTCCCTTGATTCCGGACACGCTATCACATTGTACACGACGATTAAAAAAATTCTCAGATCGCGTGGCTTCCCGCAAATTACACCAGCGATTGTCATCTCTGATCAAATTAACATGATCGATCTGCGCGGCAGGCCATTTCCCGGTCATATACAGCCACGCCAAGCGATGCGCCGCATACCGGCGGCCGTCGATACCGATGTGACGATATCCAGTATGATGCAGACGGCCGGCGACGGTCCCGATTTTCGCTTTCGCCGTACGCGCAACAAGCCACACCCACGTTCCGGTCTCAGGGTCGTAGTGCAAAAGCTCGTGCAATCGAGAAACTGTCAATGTTCCCATGAGAATCCCGATCTTCCAAACCCCCATTGGGCCGGGGTGAACATTTTGCGCATCGCGGTATTCCGCGCACGCTTCACATGATCTTCGAAAGATGCACGAAATTCGTTGGCACGCGCCGGCATCCCGCCATCCACATCCACAATGCGAAGCGCCAGATACGCCGCCCAATCGAGCATTTCGAGATGATGCTCCGCCGGAATCTCCGGATAATTAAACCCGGTCGTCATCGACAACTCGTTCAACGGGAGCCGAACGACACGCAGCCGCAATATCTGATTGTTGTAGTCCGCGGTCGGTTCGGGATAGAGCCGCAAGGTCGTGACGCTAATTGCGTCGTAATCATCAGCGCTCAGATATTCGTCTGTGCCATACGCCAGCGGTTTACCGGGCGGCATGGATGACAGCTGAGCCGGATCGAAAAAGTACGGATCAGGCTGACGATAAGTCTGAAACGCTGCGTGTCCCGCGCGGGCGAGGTCCGCCGTGTCTCCCGGCATCTTGGCCGAGATCACCGCCAGCACGGAAGGATGCAGAGCGTATTCGGTCACACCGGTCTGGATCACGACTTCCGTCGCATCCTGTGAAGTGCCGTCACGAATGACCAAGCCATGACGCGCAAAACGATTCTGCGCCTGATTGATATAGCGAATCAGGGTGGCGTCCGACCACAAATAATCCGGTGTGCCGGAAACACGGTCCGAGCGGTCGTAGAGGATATTTTCCCGCAGTTCTGCGAGCAAGTCGCTAAGATTCATTTTATCGGCCCGGGACTGGTGGCGGTAAATCGCGGATGAACTGCCCCAGCGTCATACCGCTGGCAAGCAGCGCGTCCTTGACTGCATGACCATAATTACCACGATTCAGATTATTATAGAAATCTTGGCGGGATGCGGCGCCGGCCTGACGGATCGGAGTATTCTCGTGGCCGGGTAACGGAAGCGCGTCATACAGGCTCTTGGCCGCCTGCGGGACCATAGACCCAAGCGCGACGCCGGTCGGAATACCTCCGCCTGCACCTAAGACGCCCAACGCCAACGGCGCCAAACGATGCGCCGCGTACCCAGCAGCATGGCCAACAGGAGCCCATCCACCAGAATACGCGGCTGCGTCGTTAACATCGAACGACAGATCAATTGGATTTCCGGGCCGTTGTGTCGGCGCACGGGGCTGATCTGCCGCCATTGTCCATCCTTAATTAACGATTCGATACGGATATTTCATCCGCTCCCGATATCCTATCACCTGCTTGGTGCCGGGATCAATCTGCGGGGACGACATGACGGCATGGTCCAGAATCTCGACGATGTGCTTCGGCACATCTACTGGCTCGCCGGGGCGAATCAGATAACCTTTGCCGTTGTGACCCAGAAACAGGCCAGTCGGTGGAATGTCGTCATTCTCTTCGACGACGATTCGAACAGTATCCGGAACTATCGGCTTAGCCTTGCGTACCTTGATTTCCGGCTCGATATTTACACCCAGTTCTGCTTCACTCATCCTCGTCCTCCGCTAGAGCTTCGTCAAAGCTGCTGTCGTAATCGTCAGCAGGCAGCGCCTTGTCCAGATTTTTGGTCAGGAACGTCAGCACTTCATCGACAGTTTTGAACACGTATTCTTTTTCAGCCGAACGATACGGTTTGTTGATCGACTGAGGCCCGTTGTTCATGGCCTTCTGTTTGGGGTCGGTGACTTCTACCTCGTAGCCGTTGGCTACGCGCTCAATGACAACTCGGCAGTGCATCACCGACCTCCAGTATTAGGCTTTCGCAACCAAGAACGAGATCACGATCGTGCCGTTCAGAGCGGCCGAAGCATGGATGTTCTGGATGACGATCACGACGCTATTCGCGCCCGGGGTAACACGCGTCACGACCGGCATACCAGTCGTCGCCGTACCAAGTGCAACGCTCGCAAACACCATGTCCGCAGCCGCAATCGAGCTGTTGGTCAGGGTCAGCGTATAGGTCGAGCCCGCCGCCGTCGTCAGCGATTCCGACGTGATCTTGCCGGAATCCTTGGCAAGCGTCGCGGCGCCGCCGGAAGCGGTAGCCGTCTTGGTGCCGGTATCAACCTGAAGCGCACCGCCCGAAATGAGGCCGGTAGCCGTAACAGTCGCGCCCGACCAATCGGTAAATTCCGGCGTATTGCCGTACAGTTCCGAAAAGTTGTCGTTGATCTTGGCATAGGCGACGCCCATCGGCTCATTGCCGGTGGCGTCCAGAGTCTTCTGAGCCATGGTCTATCTCCGTCTACAAATAAAAAGATGGGGGCCGTAGCCCCCAGTCAGGAGAAGCCTTAGCCTTCGATCACGAAGCTGATGGCCTTAGACGTACCCGCCAGCGTGGAGCTGAGCGTGACAGTCCATACACCCTCACCGACGTTCGCCTGATTGAACAGGATGTCCGATGATGTCTCGACCGAGAGCGTCGTCGACGTGATCTTGGTGCAGTTAGCAGCGGACATACCAACCTGCTTGCCCCAGAGGATCGTGTCGGTTTCGTTGAGAACCGAGATACGACGCGGCTGGAAGCCGAGGTTGATGATCACCGCATCACCCGTCGAGGTGAAATTGCCGGTCGTGAGATTAACCACACCACCCGAGGTGATGCAGTTCGCGGCCAGCGTGCCGGAGCCAACGTAGGTCGTCGGAAAAGACGAACCAGAGATAGCTGTATCAATGTACTTGGTAGCCATTTTAATCTCCTAGAAGCTGAAAGAAGAAAGAGGGGGCTTGCGCCCCCGTCAATCATTAGGCCGTCGCAGCGACCTCAAGGCGAGCCATGAAGGCTTCCTGAAGGATGACCGTGGCAGTCCACAGCTTCCAGCCGACCGTGCCGCGCTGAGCGAGCGGATCGCCCGGAGCCGGCTTCGGATTGACGACCATGGGGGTCATGGACGACTTGCCCTTGAGCGGGACGATACCGAACGCATCGCGGCCGAAGTAGAGGACCGGATAAACGTCGGCGTAGGTGCCGCTGGTGGAGCGCATCGAGCCCTTGGTCGAACCCGTGGCGGCGTCAGCCCACGGGCTGATGACCGTCGAGGTCAGATAGCGAACCTGCTCGACCGAGCCGATTTCGCCTTCGAACGGGGTCGTGTGCGGGCCGTAATCCGCAACCGCCTTGAAGCCCGTCATCGAACGGATGTCGGTTTCGAGGTCCGGATGGCAAACAGCCATGTAGGACGCTTCGACCGATTTCGTGTTGAAGTCAGCAGAGCTGGCGACAACCTGCGAAATCTTCTTGGCGTTCTGGCGGTTCAGGCCAGTCGTGACGCGACGCTGATCAGCCAGCGAGATCGCGGCGGCGACCGTCGTGCGACCCGCAACGCTGTTGGCGTAGAACACGTTCGTGCCCGCCTTCAGGACGTTGAAGCGCAGCGTCTCAACCGTAACGGCAGCCTGCTCGCCAAGGATGTCCGTGGCCTGCTGGAGAACCGGGTCGGTGTGCGTGTCGATCACGACGTCCGTGATGGTGACGAAGTCGCCATACTGATTCAGCGTAACCGTGTAGTCCTGATTTGCGAGGCGCGAGCCAGCCGGGGTGACGCCCTCGATCAGGGGAGTCGTCGCCAGCGGGATGTAGAACGCCGAACCAGCGGACTGCGTACCAGCGGAACCGCCGGCGCCCGACAGGAAGTAACGACGGAACTTCGCGGTCTGCGTGGAGTTCGTCGGCAGCGGGTAGGTCTGACCAAACTTTTCGAGATGCAGGTAAGGCATCGCGCGCTTGAGCATACGGACCACGGAATAGGCGGCAACCGCAGGTGAAATATCACCATAAGATGTGACAGCACTCATGTTTTAGCTCCTTGAAAGTTCAAAGTTTGTCGGCGAACGATGAGAAGGCCGACTCGAAATCATTCGGGTCTTGGCCGGCAATCACCGCCGAACGCTTGGAACTGACTGGGGCCAGAGCAGCAGCCGCTTGTTTGGTTGCCGTGGGCAGTTCAGTCTCCGTTTTCCTACTCGCCGGAGCGGCGCGCGTCTGCACTCCCGACTCCTGCTTATAGCGATTGATGAGGTCAGCAACCTCATCCACCGTTCCTTGTTTTATAACATGATTGTATGCAGCCTGCAAATAGGCGGGCTGCTTGCCAACCCAGTCGATGACCTTATCGCGCACATCATCATAATCACCGACTGTGGCGTGAAGGTCATTGAGGTGTGTGCGCTCAGAAAGCGTACGGACCATGTCCATGACGGGCATGATCTCTTTGGCGACCTCCTGAAACACGTAGCCGACCAGATCACGATATTCCGCGCGGCGCCGCAACGCTTCCGCCTTCGCTACGTCAGGCCAGTCTTTTTCGTAATCCTGAAGGAATTTAGTTTCTTCCTCAGAATAATAAGGCTGCTGTTGCTGTTCAGGCGGTACCTGATGCGTTTCATCAACCTGCGGCTCTTTCGTTTTAACGATGCGCGCAAAGCGATCAAGAAGCTCGTCATCAGAGAGTTTTGCCTGCGTCTCCGGCGGCGTCTCGTCCTGCTCATCCGATTCCTCCGTGGATTCGTCGGACTCCTCGGTTGATTCATCAGCCTCTGATTCAGCATCATCCGCCGGCGGCGGCTCGTCAACCGGTGGCGTCTCATCAGCCGGTGCGGCAAGTTCGGACAAATCGGCCGGCGGGGTCTGATCGCCAAGCTCCGCCAGTTTCTCGAACGCGGCAGTGAAATTATCAGTCTCGGTGGCGGCAGCGGCTTCAGATGACATGGACTACTCCTAAGTTTGAGGACGGATGCTGGGGCGCGTCAGCATCCGAATGAGGTTGGCGTAAGTTTGCGCCTCGGCTTGAAGATGAAAGATTCGCTCTTTGTCTGCATTCACCAGATTATGCTTCGAATCTTCAAGAAGCAAGTTCAGCAGGTCCATTACCTGCTGAACTTCATACGTTCCGGCCCGCTCCTGAATTGCTTTCACCAGCTCCGCTTGGGCTGTTCTCCGATCCACCTTCACCGCTGACCTCCTGCTCGACGCCCTTCTCCAGAATGTCTAGCGCGGCCTGAATGGTCGCAGCTTCAGCATTGGCTGTGTTCTTCTGGCCTTGAGCAATATTTTTATACGCGTCAGAAAGTGTCTTACGGACGTTGGCCGCGACCTGCTCAGCCTGCTGCTGCTGCATGATCTCTTGCGCCTGAGACGCCTGCTGCTGACGACGTTTCGCTTCATCCGCCGGCACCAACAGATCACCAAGGTCGCGAACCTTGACGCGCGCCTCGATCAATTTGCGCTCGTCAATGTGCATCGCCTCGGCCGGGGTCAGCGTCGCCGCCAACTGGTCGACCTGCATCCCGCGAACTTCCTTCGCGATCAGCGAGGTGGCGCCACGTGCAAGCACGTTATAGTCACCTTCCGGCGCCAGATCAGGATTGAACTTGCGGTTGAACTGCACCAGCGAGTTGATCAGCGACTGCGTGAAAATATCAAAGTTACGGATGATATCTTTGAACGGCAAAGCCGCGTCACCGCGCAACATGGAGGCGCCAGCCGCCGTACGCATCGGCTCACTCATGCCCCGTTCCATATCGCCGCCGGTCGCCGGACCGACGAAAGTTTCCATATCTGCGAACTTCATGAACAGCTCGATCGTCTTCAGCAGATCGTCGAGATGCGCGTCAATCGCAAGATTCCTCACCGCCGGCTGCATCGCATCCGGGCCAGTGCCCTCCCGGTACCAAATTTTGTAAGCTGAAGTCGACGTCAAGTCTTGGTCGGGGCGCAGGAGGTCTGTGTTTAACTCCAGATTCGGCCCGCAGACGACGCTTGCATTGTCCAGCAGCATCCGCGTGGCGGCACTGATCGACATCTGAGAGTCCCGGACAACATTTGGCAGGCCATTCCCGACCGGACTTGTGTCGTCCTCGTCGAACAGGAATGTGTGAATGGTCTTTACGTCCGCCCCGATCTTTCGCCAAGGGTTCATGTCCGCTTTGATGATGTTGCCTTCGATCATCCAGACTTCGGCGTCGATGTCGTCCGCCAGCTTATCTTCCGGCACATCCACGCCAGCCATCTGTAGGAACTGCCCGCCAACCGGGCCATTCCAAACCAGAATCTCGTACTTGGTCGTCTCCGATTTCATCTCATTGACGTTGACCTTGACGCCCATGGCGCGCAGCTCCGTCTCGAACGGCTGCGGGCGATAATTCCCCTGCGGGTGATTTTTCAGGTACTGCTTCACTTGGTCGGGGAAGAAGTCCGGGCGATCCGCCAGAGCGCGAATCTGCGAGCGCGACATGACAACCCGGCTGAAATAGCCGTCCATCTGCGCGAACGTCTTGGCCGACATATCCGGGTAGAAGTCCCAGATCGGCATGAACTCAAACATCGGCTTATAAATCGTCTGCGTCACCGGCATCGGCATCTGCGTCACCGGGTCAAACTGCCAGCGCGTTGTCTGCGCCGTACGCACAAACGGACCCTTGAGGACGCCGAGGCCGTACAGAATACCTGACTGCGCGACCTTGCGCGCAAGCGAAACGTAGTCGAGCGTCTGATCCCCGCCCAGTTCCTGAAGCTGGTCATCGATCAGAACTGACAGGAGTTCAGCCCGGTCATTCGCCAGATTCTGAACAGCGCTCTTGACCATCTCATCACTCAGCGCCGGCGGCAGCCCGGCTTCTTGGGCCTTTTGCATCAGCGTCTGGATCGCCTGCATCACGTCTTCCGGAGACATATCCGGTGACGGAGACGCTTGAAGCTGCCAGTTGCGCTCGTTGCCGGGGAACATCAAATTCATGATCCGCGACAGGACCGAAATACATTTGACGCGTGTGATGCGCGGGTATGCCTTCGATCGGTTGACCGACATCTCCTTCTCGATCTCCGGGTCGTACAGCCCGAGATACTGACGTAGATTTCTCAGCCATTTCAGCTCCGCGATGCGTCGATCTGACACGTACTGCATGAACAGCTTGTCGAGGTTCTGGCCAAGCTGGCGCAGCTCCTCTGACCGAATCACCGGAACCGGCGCCGTTTCAGGGTCATTCACCATGACGTCCGGGGGCATTTGTTCCGCTGCCGCCGAGGCCGGGCCTTTGATGTCAGTCGTGATCATGTGTCTCACCTAAAATGATACGCGCTGCCAAACTGGCGCGGCGGAGTGAACGGCTTGCGGCCACCGACTGAGTAACGCGCATCGCGCTCAGACTGCCGATGGAAATACCTGCACAGATACCCGAACGCGTCGCCGGGGTGGGAGTACGCGTTCTTCTCGGGCTCTGCGCCTTTAATGGTATCACGCTTCGTGTCAACGACATAGCGCCAGCCGCCCTTGAGGGCGCGCACCAGAACCGGGCACTCTTTGGCGTCAACGAGCAGCGCCGGGCCGATGTCGGTCAGCCGCGTTGTATAATGCTCGATCGCATTCAAGCGCATCGCCAGCCGGTTGTTTGTCTCGATCTTCACCGGATAGTGCCGCTTGATGACGTCTACCACCGCCCGTTCGTCTGTCTGTGCTCGGTTAGCAGCCGCCGGATCAGGCGCAATTGTGACGCGCGCGTCCGGAAAACGGGAACGTATATAGGGGCGGACTTTTTCTTGGATGAGGCGTTCGATGCCATACCCAGACTGAACAAGCTCACCCAGAACCAGAAGACGACCATGTAAGTCCTCCTGTCCAAAAATAAGTGCTGAGCCTGTTATCCCCGGGTCCAAGCCAATAATAAGAGGGAGCGTAGGATGATACTTTAATGCGCTTTTGGCAATATGCAGGTCGCCCTTAAATGTCGGGACGACCGGTTTGCCGGCAGCCGAATACCCCCATTCCGCCTCAATAAACTGCTTAATCCACGCCTCAGACTTGCCTTTGGCTTGGTTCGTATAATACCCGGCATTGCCCGGCAGATTCATCAAGTTCTCAGCAGAATCGCTAAAACCAGATGGCTGCACGAAATACCGAGCGTTTTCGGGTAGACTATTGTGCAGATAGTCGAACCACCAATTGTCTTCTGTATCGGGGTTCGATGACCCCCACATGCCCCAGTTCGTGGCGCCGCCATCTTTGCTTGCTGGATAGCGGCCAAGACGCGCTGATAGCGCATCCACAATCTCACGCGGGATTTGTACAAATTCGTCGAGGATTGCAAAGGTCACCTCCAACGAGAGCACGCGCGCGACGTCGTCGGCCGTGTCCAGAGGGCGGAATAAGACCTCACACTCCACATCATTAAACTTCAGGATGAACTTGTTCTGCGTGGCCAACCACTGGCCAGCCTGTCCATCCTTGAACCAGTACGCCCATGACGACAGCGTCGTATCGCGAAGCTGCGGCAAAGTGTTACGAACAATCACGGCGCGCGTCCGGCGCACGCCATCAGGTGACGGTTTCTGCTGCGCCGCCATATGAACGAGCTTGAAGAAAATGCCCGTCGTCTTGCCGGAGCCGACCGGACCTACGATCCAGTCGTAAAACAGCTCCCCCGCGCGATGATCTTTGATGAATTCTTTGATCGTCGGCGGGGGTGTATAATTGATCGCGTCACTCACTCGGACCTCAACAATTCCACGCTCGTAGCGATTTGTTGATCCGCGAATCCGGATCATTTGCCGTCTTGGCGCTGGTGAGCTTGCTTTTCATGCCGGACATCCGGGCGCAGAACGACTTGCGCCGCCCGGCGTCTTCCTTGGTCTTGGGATTCGGCGCTGGCGGTTTCAGGTTCATGCCCTGTTTCTTGGCCGACGCGCGACCTTTGGCGTTCAGGCCGCCCTCGGGGTTCTTGCCCTCTGAGCGCTGCCACGCGGGTGACTTCACCATGCCGTGCCGAGTCTTAGCCATCACTCATCATCCTCGTATCGATCGCGACGAATATAGAGCGAGTCGCCGTAACCGGACTCCGGTCGCGGCACCATGTAAGTGGCTGGGCCATTCTGGCCCGCCGCCATGTTCTCGCTGATCTGCGGCACCGCCTGACCATTCGGCAAAATCGCCATCCCGGTCGGCCCCGGCACCGCAGCCAGCTGCGCGAGAATAATCAGGCTTTTCACTTAGCGCCCTTCTTGAACGGCGCCGGAACTTTGCCCTTGCTCTTAGCCGGCAGCGCTTTCACAGCGCGCATCGGGGCGTCGCTCGGCGCAGGCTTCTTGGTGTACTCGCCGGCCTGTTTGCCGCCCGGCATTTTCTCGTTGTTGCCCTTCATCGAAATGGCGTTCTTGCCGCCCTTCGTATTCGCCGGATTGCCCGGGCCTTTTTTCATCGGCATCTTGCCCTTCGGGGCCATCATCCCAAACGCCATTGTCCTGCTCCTATCCAAGATTGATGTTGATCTGAAGCGCGTTCTGTTGCCCGGCTTGTGCCGCCTGATCTTTGCTTCCGTCCAAACCCGCCGCCCGGATGGTGAACTTGATCAAGTCCGCCTGCACCTGCGGAGACACGTCACCGCTCCGGTCGTGGATCATCCGCCAGCTGGTCTTCAGAAGCTCCTCTGATTGCAGCCGGGCTTTCATCTTGAAGGACATACCGCCGTCCTTCTTGAGCGCATCGCGATACGCCGCCACCTCGTGGACGAACATGGGGTTGACCTTGAGCTTTTCCCACTCGTCTTTCGACAGGCCGTACGCCTCGCAAATATCTTTGACCGACGCCGTCTTCAACGCCACCTCAAGCGGCAACGTCGGCGGGTAAATCTCGATCTCGGACGGGTTGTCCGGATTCACATTCGCTGTCGGTCGAACGGTCAGATCGGTCATCTCAGATTCTTCAGCTTATACATGGTGCGGTTGATCAGCGTCACGATCGAGTCGATGTCGTTCTGAAGCTCGGTGTCGTCCGATATACCAACACTGTCGCGGTTGGCCATGATCCACTTGCGGAGCTGAGTCAAAATCGGAACCATGCCGCCAGCCGGCATCGTGACGTTGGGTTTATCTTCCACGATTCCGTAGATGCCCTGATACGATTCAACCAGACTGTCGACCAAATCAGGCATCTCGTCATAAAAAGCTCCGAGCGCCATGTGCTGGGCATAAGACGTTGTCGTCAAATGAGCGCTATGCGCTTCGTCACGAGCATAAAAACAACGCAGCTTCAGTTCAGCCACGACACGCGACGAGTTCGCCATTTAAGCCTCCGAGTTTTTTGAAGAATACGAGTGACGGGGGCCGATGTCAATTTTGGCTAAATTTTATAAAAAATTTTTTAGAGTTGAAGGTGTGGGGAGGTATCAACGTATAAAGTCATGGAATTTTATTTATGGAAAAATTTCTAAAAAATATATGGATGACCATGAATATGTATTATAGCAATCGGCGCAAACCCCTTGGGGGGGTGGGGTGGGGGTGGCAAGAATTCTTTATATAGGGCCGGGCGCATAAGTTTTGTTTGACAATCTAACAAAAGTATATTTCAATATGAGGGTCATCAAATGATGATTTAATTATGAAAGGATAAAACAATGTCTAATGATTTTCTCGCGATCATGTCCGCTCATGCCGCCGACGTTGCGCTCGTGCACGCGGAAGGCAACGCGCGCGGCAAGGTTATCGCTCGCGCCAAAGCCTGCAAGGGCGAGAAGGCGATTGCCGAATTGGAAGTGTGGCTTTGGGGCGCGCGCATGGTTCAATACGTTATCGCCAATGTAAAGGGCGGCAACGCGAAAACCGCGCTTGGCATGGTCGCGGCTGAAAAGGCGAAAGCCGCGAAAGCGCGCGCGACATGGTATGACAAAGCGGCAAGCGCCGCGCGCAATTATGCCTTTCACATTAGGAAGGAAGCCGGGCTAGTCGCGACTGATAAGCGCGGCGGCAAGCGCGACAACGCCGGTCGCAAGACGGAAGCCGAAACGGCCAAGGTGGAAACGGCCAAGGCTGCGACGCCGGCCAAGCCTGAAAAGGCGAAAGCCGAAAAGCCGGCCATTGGCGTTGACTATAAGCCGGCCACGGCGCGCGAAGCGGCAATGTTTGCACGGGAAAATCTCGCGGCGCTTTTGTCGATCGTAAAGCCGCAAGCCAGCGCGGCTTTCGTGAAGGCGCTAACCGTGGCGCTTGCCGCAGCGCAAGCCGAGATTGCGAATTGCGAATGATCCAGAGAGGGGCGCGAGAGCGCCCCTTTTTATTTGCCTATATGTTTACATTTAATCAAACAGATGCAGCGCGCGAATCAATCGCGCACATGCCTCAATCAAATCTCGGCATAGTAGTTAGGTGCTTTCGAACGCACGCAAACATAACACCTATTAAAACTTTATAAATTTACACCTATTAATATGTTGACAGGATACACCTATTAAAGTCACGGAATTTTGTTAGATGATCTAACAAAACCACAAGTGCTTGTTATTGCCACGAAAAGACAGGATTAGTCTACCAAAAGGCGGTGCTTTTAGACCAGTTGCCTATGTTGACATACCAGAACTTATTGATATTGGCCGAAATAGACAGGTAGTCAGAATATCCATATAAAAATAAATATAAACAAGGTTTTTTTATTTTTTGTGCGCCACCGGCGTATTGCATCAACCATTAACATCACGAAAATATAACGCGTTTTCCAGTAAAAATCGTTCATACTAGTTTGAAAGTTGACTACCTGTCTATTTGGGCCGATTACAATAACTTACATAAATCCATTTTTTGACTATTAGGAATATAAGTCGCCTATTCCGCATATAATCCGCCTACACCATGCAATCATCCTATAAACTCGTGGTAATTTGACCATCGACCAGCACTAATCCGCGCTAAAACTTCATGGTTGTAATCAAAAGATTTAACTTGACAATCAAACCTTTATATGCTAGTCTTTAGCTATCAGTCGGGTGCTGCGCGTGACGCGTCCATCCAGTTTGTTAGATCATCTATCAAACCGCTGTGTGCTGTTTATCACCGTGAATATGTCTAAGCCATTCGATTGGGCGTCGACCGCCCCTCGACTGGTGATTACTGCGTGTGGCGGGGGTAGCGTCCCGCCACCGCGCGTTCATTTATATATTCATCCACTCATTCATCTATTAAAACTTTTATGTTTGTTAGATTGTCTAACAAAGTTGGGAATGGAAGCGAAGCGACATGATCCAACAAAACCGCCCACCTCAAACGACGAAAGGACAAACCATGAGCACTGGTAAACGTATCATCCAATATCACTGCACTGTTTGTGACGAGCCGTATCCAGCCCGGCGCGCTCATCTGGGTTATGACACATGCCTCAAGTGTGGGGACATGATGGCGGCGACAGAGCGTTCACGCTGGACGATCGTGCCAGCCGGCCCGAAGCAGGGCTACACCCGTGCGATGGATCGCCGGGCTTTGATCGGCATCTATAAGGGGAGCACAATCCTATGAGCTATACAAAGGATGAGGAAATGATTGTGCTGTATGACCAGCTTCTCAGGGCCATGTGCTCGACGGAGCTGGCTGACGGCGACACGATCAAGGCGCTGAACCATCGCCTCAAAGCATCAGGCATATCCTATCGGGTGTGGATCATGCTGACCGACCTGATTGAGTATGTAAACGAGCATGGCACAGATGAATGGAAAAAAGACAATGAGTAAATCGCACATCAGACCGATCGACTACACGAGCCCGGCGTTTCAGGCCGAGCCACTTAACGTCAAGCTCAAGCGTCTGGAAGCTGACTTCATAGACGCCGAGTGGCTTGAGGATGGCCCGCGCCTCGTGGCGCTGGACTATGAGATTCGCATGACCAGACTGCAACTGGGGTTAAACCAAACACATGACATGCCGTTCTAAGGAGACAACCATGTTTTGGAATCATCGCGTTGTGCGTAAGACCGAGGCAGGTGAGACGCTCTATATGTTCGCCGAGGTGTATTACGACGACAGCACCAAGCTGCCGTTTAGCTATGGTGAGCCATTCTATCATGGCGACACTATGGATGAGCTGAAAGAATTAACCGATCGACTGATTAAGGCGCTCGACAAGCCGGTGCTCGACGACGCCACTGACTTTCATGAACCAACTGTGGAGTAAACAAATGAATGACGCACCCATCTCTATTCAAATCATCGGCGCCGGCGCCGTGTTCGTGTCCATGCTGTTCATCACGTTCGTCACAGCGTGGACAATGCTCGACATCCTCATGTTTGTTAGATGATCTAACAGAAAGGTAGCACATGGCTGCTGGGTTCACAGACCACGAACGTGCGCTGATTGCGTTCGATCAGTTGTTACGTTTCATTGTCGAGACAGATATGCACTCGACACCGGACATGCTGGAGATACTCAAGTCACGCATCATTGTGGCAGGGTTCAGTAAGACATTGACGCAGACCCTGCTCGACCTGACCGATTACATCGCCACACATGGCGGTGTGGACGAACCTGAAACAAACTGAAAGGAATATCACATGGCTTTTCACATCGACACCTACTCGATCCCACCGATTCGCTGCTACAGCGATGCGCTCAATTACTGGGGCAAGACTGACCCGTGGCGTGGCAGCGGCGATACCAACACGCGCCCGATCGCTGGTCGCAACAAAAAGCACATGGCGATGCGCCAGCTTAACAACGACGGGATTGCTTTCCGTCTGCATGGCACGGATGTGGTGGTCTATCATCCTGACGGCACGATCGTGCTCAATGCGTATGAGTCCATATCGACTGATATGTTTGCGCGCAGCCTTACACCATCAGGCATCTGCACCACGTTCAACAGCAGGGTCGGATACCTGCTGCATCTAGAGCGGGATAATACTACTATGACGTTCCGCATGGCGCGTGATTCTGTGCGGCTGATGCGGGCGGATAATGGTGACTGGCTGCCCGTCGATCCGGCCATGTTCGCCCCGTTCATCAAGTATCGCGTCGATACCGCCAAGGCTAACGCTGTGCTCAAGGCGTATGGGTTCAATGACTTCAAAGCATGGGTCAAGGCGCGTGCGGCGATGGGCCAACCGCAAATGAGACAAGGGTATTTGCGCGACCCCAAATATAGCAACGGCTGGGTGCAGACGATCGAGCTGTTTCGTGATGGCCCGGACGGCTGGAACGCCATATTCGACGACTATCATGACCGTGCGGCTGATGCTGTGCGCGACGCCATTTATAAAGTGGAGAATTGCATCATCAAGGTCGAGGTGCCGTCGATCGCTGGCTATGATGTGTCCAGCGTCCAAGCCAGTGCAAACAAGTGGCGCCGGCTGTCTAACCAGTTTTAATATTTGTTAGATCATCTAACAAACGAAAGGAAAGTAAAATGAAACTCGAACCATTCAACCACGCAACCAAAAAGTGGGATCGCTTCAAAGAGTTTTACAATGAGGTCGAACTTATATCGGCACGATCCTATTATCATGCGCCGTTCATTCAACTCGAAACCGGCGAGTTCATTGTCACACAGGGCTATTACAAGCCCAAGTATCGCCGGCATTATGAGGCGCAGAATATCGCTATCGCCAACAGCGACGATCATCGCTGGCCGGGTGTCCTCACTCAATATAAACTGACGACGCCGGATGGTGATATTGTCAAACCATCATGGCTCAATAACAAAGGCGCGCAAGCGTTATGGATCGACTACGACTCCAACCATGTGGTGCGTATCCAGTCACCGGTCTACCAACAGGAGGGAAATAAGCGCATACCCAAACGCTTACGCAATACGGCGCAGGTCTATTATGCTGCACCAGATGAGGCGCCGATCGGCGCATGTCCGATCCGTGTGACCGAGGTGGACAAACTTAACCGAGACGAGAAGGATCATATCAACACAATCCGTGCCGCATGCAAGGCATGGAACGAGTTAAGTGAGGAGGCTAAAGTAAATCAACCATCAACGGTGCATGTGCCAAACGTCTATAGCCCTGCAACGCGAAGCTATGTGTCTAACCCACATTATTATTCTCGTCAGCCCATGCACGTTAGCGATCTGCTGCATCTGGACTTCAATACTCTGGACTGGCAAGCCCGCAAACGTGTAGCGACGTGTGGTGTTGTGTCGCGTAAGAAAACAACCGAGTTCACTCATCTCCTGCTAACCAAATAACTTTGTTAGACAATCTAACAAACAACTGAAGGGATAATCCAATGTTTGCTGTCAATGTAGCCGAAGCCAAGCAAGTCATCCGTGATGTGGCGATCCGCCTCAATGAGCCTGTGTTCATGTGGGGCCAACCGGGTGGCGGTAAATCATCTATTGTCGAGCAGCTTGCTGACGAGCTTGATGCTGTGCTGTGCGACATCCGACTATCTATGTATGATTCTGTCGATCTGCGTGGCATCCCAACTGCCGATGCCGGCGCAACTGTATGGAACCTGCCAGCAACGCTGCCGTTCGTTGGCAATGATAACTTTCCCGATGACAAGCTGATCATCCTGTTCTTCGACGAGATCACCGGCGGTAACAATCCGGGTGTTCAGGCGCCGTGCTATCAGATCATCAATGACCGTCGTTGCGGCGAACATGTGCTCAAGCCCAATGTGCGTATCGTTGCTGCATCCAATCGTGACGGCGACCGTGGTGTTCAGTCTCGTATGGCTCTGCCGTTGGCTAATCGTGGCACACATATCGAGTTGATCACTGATGTCGATGCGTCGTGTGAATATGCTCAAATCTCTGGTTGGCCGATGGAGTGGGTTGCGTTCATTCAGTTCCGCAAGCCGCTGCTGTCCACGTTCGATCCGGCCAAGCCCGACAAGACATTCGCCACGCCCCGCACTTGGGACAAGGCGATGAAATATTACGCAGATACTACTATGACGCATCGCACCAAACAAATCGCGATGGCCGGCGCCGTTGGTGATGGCGCTGCCGCTGAGTTCTGGGGCTTCGTTGACGTGTGGGCCAAGGTTAAGGACTACATGCCGCGTATCCTCAAAGACCCTGAGACTGTCGAGCTGCCTGACGAGCCGAGCATGACGTATGCGATCACTGTCGCTGTGTCTGGTTCACTCGACAACAAAAACGTGTCCACCTACCACAAGTTCCTGTGCCGTCTCGACCCTGAGTTCACAGTGCTGGCGTGGCAGTTGGCTGTCAAGCGTGACGACAAGCTGTTCGCCACCAAGGAGTTTATCGACTTCTCCAAGCGCTTCAAAGTCGTGTTTGACTAATTTGTTAGATCGTCTAACAAAACGAAAGGAAATAACATGGGATACCGAAGTGATGTGCGCTGTTTAATTTACGGGGAGCCTGACATTGTTCAGGCTTTCTGGACTCGGCTCAAACTTGAGAACAATGCTGCTGTGAATAGCTGGTTTGCAACAGATATTAAGCGGTATGATGTTAAGGGTGTGCGAGAATTGCACGCTACAAGCGTCATTGACCTGAATGTTCAGAGCATCAAGTGGTATCCTGATTATGAGGAAGTCGACGCATGGCAACGAATCATCGACGATATAGCCTGCGAACAACCCGGCACCGAGGGATTGTCGTATGAGTATGCCGAGGTCGGCGAGGAGTATAACGACATTAAATATGAGAACGGCGGGCGAGATGTGCAGGGTTGGTTAGGTATCAGCACCTCGATTGTCAGCGACATGCCATCTAAACTAAAGGAATCAGCAAATGAACAAGATGCAGAAAGCCAAGGCTAAAATGTTATTGACGCAAGTGTTCTTCGCAACACTCGTCATGTCCACACCGATGGTCGTCGACACCACGCTGCCAACAGCGGCGACGGATATGTTGACGATCTTCTATAACCCTGCGTTCATCGAGGGTCTAACGCTGCCGCAAGTCATGTTCGTGCTGGCTCATGAGGTCATGCACATTGTGTTCAAGCATGGCTTGCGCCGTGGCTCACGCAATCCTCAACTGTGGAATATTGCGTGTGACTACGCCATCAATCTGATCCTGCATGAGGCAGGGTTCGAGGTGATCCAAGGCTGTCTGTTCGATCCGCGATTCAAGGGTATGTCTGCCGAGCAAGTGTATGACATGCTCAAGCAGGAGATGGATAAGGAGAACAAGAAGCGCAAACAGAACGGCGAAGGTAAAGCTGGGCCGGGTGATCTGCACCAAGATACATCCGGCATGGGCGAAGATGTGCGTGAACCTGCAAACATCGACGCCGAGGCGCGTGCCAAGGCCGAGCAACAGATACAGCAGAAGGTTGCTCAAGCTGCCAACATGGCGCGTATGGCCGGCAAGATGCCGGCGGGTGTGGCGCGTCTGGTTGACGAGATACTCAATCCGACCGTGCCGTGGCAAGACTTGCTGCGTGAGTATATGACCCGTGTCACCAAAGACAACGAGTCGTGGTCACGTCGTAACCGTCGCTTCACCGATGTTTATCTGCCGTCACGTCACAGCCAGCGTATGGGTGAGATTGTCGTGATCGGCGATACGTCAGGCTCTATTACTAATCAGGAGTTGGCGCGTATTGCCAGTGAGGTCGCGGCTATTAGTGAGGCTGTCAATCCCGAACGTATCCGCCTCGTTTGGGCTGACACCGAGGTCGCTGGTGAACAGGAGTTCGAGGCCGGCGACATCATCAAGGCTGATCCGAAAGGCGGTGGAGGAACTGATATGCGTGTGCCGTTACAACACATCGACCAGTATCAACCGGAGATCGCTGTGCTCGTGACCGACGGCTATACACCGTGGCCGAACGTCGAGCCTGAGTATCCGCTGATTGTTGTCTGCACGACCAAGGTTGACGTGCCGATCGGTCAGGTGGTGCGGATATGACAGCGCCCGAGCGTCTCATCATCAAGGCGTTCGTGTGCGGCGGTAGCTGCGTCGTGTGGATTAACCATGAGGGGTCAACTGACTTAATTAACCTTGTAAAATTATGTCCGCCCCATTGTCGATACGCTATTGTATCTTGGTATGGGCATTGGTATGTGCTGGACGTGAAAGGGGACGCGAATCAAGAAGTCAAGCCAATGAAAGAATATCCAGATGTAGACACGGCTATCATGGCTGCTCAATTAACGTATTAAACTTTGTTAGATAATCTAACAAACTGAAAGGAACATACAATGTCTATCGTCAATGACTGCATGGTTGTTAATCTCCAGATCGGCGTGTGGATGGGCTATCGCCTCGACAAGTCTGCGTCGGCCAAGGTCACCAACGATGCTGGCGCCGAGACTGATGCGGCGCGTGTTAATAAACACCTGATTCCTAAAGAGTCGCTCAAGACCATCGTGTCTGCTGCCGGCGCTGTCCGCAATCACTTCTACGACAAGACATTGCCGTGGAAGGACAACGGTGATCGGCTGCTGACCCGCAAGATGTATCAGAACTTCGTCGAGGAACACGGCAAACTGCAAGGCGAGTTCTATGCGGCGGTCGATACATTCTTGAACGTGGGCTATCCCAAGGCCCGTGATCAAGCCAGCTTCCGTATGGGTGATCTGTTCAATCCGTCAGACTATCCATCGGCTAACGAGCTGCATCGCAAGTTCTATATCAGCTTGGATATTGATGCTGTGACCGAGGCCAATGACTTCCGGGTGCAGTTGTCAAGCGAGGCCGAGGAACGTGCGGTGCGTGACGAGATGGAGCGCGCCATGCAATCCCGCATCTCTCGTGCAATGGGTGATGTGTGGACTCGACTGTCCACGGTGCTGGGTCACTTCGCCGCTAAGATGTCCACCGACGACATCTTCCGCGACTCGACTGTTCAGAATCTTGAGGAGCTGGTCGAGTTGTTGCCGGCGCTCAATGTGCTGGATGATCCGAAGCTGACTGCTATCACCGAGGATATTGCGCGCACTGTCGTGGGCTATGCGCCCAAGGATTTGCGTAAGAATAAAGCCACCCGCACAATGGTGGCTGACGAGGCCAAGCGTATCATGGAAGATATGTCTGGATTCATGAACGCGTTTGGAGGTGTGTAATGCGAGAGACATTTGAACTTGAATCGAAAATGACGGAGGTGGTTGATCGTTGTCGCCGCATGGAAACGCGGCTGACCAAGTATCTGGAATCAACAGGATTCGACACCGGGACTAAACGCCCGCTGTGGCGGGACGGCACGATTGCTGCCCCGTCAATCGACTGCACAATGAGAGCGTTGCTTGCTGTTGTGCCAAAAGACTGGCCAACCGAGGAGGAGATATACGTGTCAGTTAAAGGTGACTTAATCATGAGTATTTATCTGCCATCTACTATGCCGACAAACTAAAGGATCAAATCAATGGCTATCAAAACAATAAATGACCAAATTCTCGCAACACTCAAACGCTTGATGGTGCTGAAAGCGGATGGACTATACAAATATATCCCGACATGGACTGACGGGCGTTTAGCAAGCGAGCTAACAAAACACTATAATCTGGAAACTCCAATTACCGCAGAGGCTGTCAAAACCGTGCGTCAGGCGAATGGGTTTCTCCTGCGACACAGATCGTTACCAGATACGGAAAGACGCGCGAATATCGACGATCGGTTTGCCGCGCTCGAAAGACGCGTCACAGAATTGGAGAATATCGTCACGGCGCCGCCATCAGTAAAACAGCCAGCAAGGCAGCCTGCAAAGCAACTCGAATTAGATTTACCGGTGCCTCAGACGCTCAAGGATATACTCGACGGGTGGGACGATGAGTGACATTTTTCCGATCAGGCAAGCATTAGAGTTAGGCTATATCGTGTATTGGAATGACAACCATGCGTGGTTCAGACATTCCGATGACAAACGCGTATATACTAGCGGCCCATTTCAAACACTGGAGGACGCGGCTTATGCCGCGCTCTCCGACCACGAGAACATTCAAGCTATTAAACGTGAGCAGGAGATATGGGATGCCAAGGACATCAAAACTAATAGAAGTCAAGATTGACACTGGATTTGTGGAGTGTTTCCATGAGTTTGATCTGGAAGTCCCGGCAGCCGCGACCGACGACGACATCGCGGAGCTGGTTCAAGCGGAGGTGGACAAATACGTTACTGTCACATGGGAGGTCGTCGATTAAAAGGAGTAACGTGTTGGAGTTTGTAATCTTATGGCTAACCGGAATCGGTATCGCGGCGCACGCCGCATTCAACACCCGACCTTACTCGCGGATTCAAGCCCAGTCACCGCGCGTCAAGACAACCATCGGACTGAGGCACAAAGTGGAGATTCACAAATGACAACCCAACTTACTGGCGCCGCACTAGAGAAGCGCCGTCGTGCAATCGCAGCCAATGCGATCTTTGAGGATCGTCGCGCCAATGGTGTGCATGATCGTCCGATGACCGACCATGAGGCCGGCATCCAAGAAATGGTTTACAAACTCCTGCTGAAACTGGAGGCGACGCAAGACGTGATGGAGGACGGCAATCGAATCGTGCCGGAGCATCAACCAGTAACACGTCCTGAGTTGTTGAATGTAGAAAAGCTGCTGGCTGAAATTCAGGCAGCGTAACACAGCGGGGCTTCTTAGCTAAGCTGAGAAGCCCCATATCCCCTTGGAGGATGGGATGGCGTATCTAATTCCGTATGCTGGTGCACCGCGTAGATCGGCGCCGCCGAAACCAAGATTAATCAAACTCAAACCGGCGAAACTGCCGAAGCCCCCAAAGCCCCCGAAAGAACGTAAACCGAAGGCCGCGGACTGTTACGTGCCGCTGATTGATGTCATCGAGACGCCCGCCGAGTTCGGCGAGATCAATGTCCCGAACATGCCCAAGTGGATCAAGCAGCTCATGTTCGAGCTGTGCCTTGAGCACAAGGTTCACCCGGATGATCTGGTCAGCCACAAACGCCACAAGCGACTGGCTGTGGCTCGTCGTGAGTTCTGCTACCGGCTGAATCAGGAACATCACCAGACGCTTTCCAAGATCGGCCGCTGGATCAACAAGGATCATACGACCGTGCTGTATGCGGTACGCGCCGCCGCCGAGGAAAAGAGCATCCCGTTGGCGAAGGGTAAATGCTACTGGCGCCGCAAGACATTCAGCCCACGGTTAATCAGAGCGTATTGGCTGTTTGCGGACGGGCTCCACTGGATCGAGGTCGCCGAGAAAATGAACATCAACCCCAAAACGGCACGAGCCTACAAGAGCCGCATCAAGTGGAAACTTGCACACGGTTGTCCGCCGCCGATTCGGGAGGTAGACTGCGGCTAGGCCGCAGCCGGCGGGTCGGGATATAACAGTCGGCAGCAACGACTGCGCGATCCTCGGACCTCCCCGTGCAGGGCGAAGCCGGCTGGCCCACGAGACGGGCCATTTACATCTGTGAACCTGAATGTTAACTATCCTACCCGTTTACATAAGGTAGGAGACTAAAGGTATGCACCATGTCATTAAAAATATTCCAATTCCCAAAGCTGCGCGGACTGTCCCATCCCCACGTCGCCGGTATCCGTTCGAGGAGATGGGCGTCGGCGATATGTTTTTCATTCCCAATAAGTCGAAGAATACGTTTACGACGCAGACATCGACTGCCGGGAAGCAGCTTGGCCGCAAGTTCGTAACGCGGCTGACTCATATGTATTTGACCGAGGACGGGTGGGAAGCGTGCAATGCCGACGAGCCTGATGCGGTTCAGGGCATTGGTGTGTGGCGTGTGAGGTAAATAAAGCCCCCGGATTTTCCGGGGGTTTCACATTGGAGAGGATGATGGCGATCCAGCGCAAGATTACACATAAATTTATAGACCCGACCAAGCTGACCCCATACGAGCAGCAGATATGGGACTGGCATCTGGCCGGTAAATCTAACAAAGAGATCGGCGAGTTGATCGGCAATCAGCCACGCTCCGTGGCGGTGCGGCTGGGCATCATCAAGGAGAAAGTTTATGGCTGCGAAAAGTGAGGAGGCGCTAGAGAAGCGCCGCAAGTATCACCGCGAATGGCACCGCGCACATGCGTCCTCACCTGAACAGAACAAGGCGCGCTATCAGGCGTTCAAGAAGAAGCTGGCAGACCCTGAGTTTCATGAGGAGTTTCTGCGCAAACGCAGGGAAGCCCGACAAGCCAAAGCCGCCGAGAAAAAGGCTGCCGAGACGGAAGCCGAACGTCAAGCCAAACGCCAACGCCAGATCGACGCGACCATAGCCTCAAACAAAGCCCGCGCGCGTCAGCCGAAGCCACAGATACCCAAGCTCGTGAAAGAACCTGTGACATTGGCGCGGGCACGTGAGATCAACAAACGGAAACCGGGCCGCATCGTCGCGCTATCCGGCTGGAAAGGATGGTGACATGCAGTTTCTAATCTTCGCCCTCGGCTTCATTTTCGGAATGGGCCTGATCTTTTTCAAGATCGACGCGCCCATCAAGAATGAGTGCGGCACCTATAGGGTCGCGACCAAAGCGGTCACCGCCTATGTCCTCAAGCCACCGTATGTGGCGCCGGAGATCATTCACGAGAAATGCCCGGCGCCGCAAATAACAAAAACGGCCGATGATGTTAGCGAGCCGGAAACAACTAAAGCTGACGAGAGCAAGCCGCGCCATCGACGGCATCATCGGCGGCACAGGAGGTATTGGTGATGGGCTATTTTCAAGCGCGGAAAATAGAGAAACTGGAGGCCCGCATCGCGGAACTTGAAGCGCTTGTTAAAGAATTGGCTGACGAGTTGCAGGTATATATCTGCGCTAAGTATGTGGGTAGAAAAGGCTGTCCAAAGTCAAAGCGGGATGAATATGACGCTGCTGCGGAGCCTGTTCGCAAAGCCCGCGACGCAATTTCAGTCAACAATCAAGTAAAGTTTGACAGTTCGCCGGGCAGCGATGACCTACGCGCCGCCCGCGCCGCTTATCTGGGAGAGAAGGAATGAGTAGTTTTGGCTTCGGAAAAGGACCGCCTTTGACGGCGGAACACCAAGCGGTGCATGAAATCCGCGCCGATGAAACGCTAGCGCTACGCGCCCGCATCGCGGAACTTGAAGCCGCGCTGCTACGAATTGGTCAACCGGGGAAGAAGGTCATTTACTGCCGCGATGGACATGAGGAAGCCGTGTT